GCTATTAGTAAAGAGAAACTACTTGCAGAAAAGAGGACTTTAGAGGTAACACTTAGGATTGATAGTGGTAAAGAATGAAATTTATTCCCACATACGCAGAGGGGGTGCAAAATGTTCCAGCAGGTAGGGTGTCTGTGGGAATTGTTTTGCACCCCCTTTTTTTTGATTTTCTGATATCACCAAGATGGTCGATGGAAGTGTGAGTTCTGAAATTGATACAAAGTTTGTTAGTAGTAATGAGGATACTCCAAAAATTTCCATCAATATTTTGTATTGTGGTATAATAAAATAAGATTTAATATATGATTCAAGAGGAAATTGTTATTGTCTAAGTTAATAGAAATAGTTGACAAAAAAGAACAGATAAAGATGAATAAAACTATATCTCGATTATTGACCGAGTCTCGTAACTTGGCTAAACCAGAGAAATGCTTGATTTGTAATACTGAGCAGACTAGTTTTTGCAATTCTCATTCTATTCCTCAGTTCTCTTTGAAAAACATTGCAGTTGATGGGGAAGTATTTACTCCGTCTTCTGTAATGGGTGTGGATCTTTTTAGTAAAAGTCAAGGTGTTAAGAATACTGGCATCTTTCATTTAATATGCAATAGTTGTGATTCTACTTTTTTTAAAAATTATGAAAGTGAGCAAAAGCTTCATAATTATCCTTCTGATAAAATGTTGGCTGAAATAGCTGTAAAAAATTACTTGTTGCAGTTAAATAAGCGTTTTGAAGAAAAGCAACTTTACAAAATTTTGCAGGATGAACATAAATTGTTTTCCAATCCTAAAGATGATTTTGAAACTAGAAATCTTGATATCCGTGACTATAAAGAACAACTTGAATTCCATAAAAATATTGCTTTGAGTGGTGCAACAGGTGGTTATCAAATAATATACTGGGAAAAACTTCCATATATTGTCCCAATAGCTTTCCAGGGGATGGTTACACTTACAAAAGACATGAAAGGATATCCCATAAATAATCCTTTTGATTTCTCTGAAAAAACCAGGATGCAAGACTTACATATTGCTGTCCTTCCTCTTAATGATGGGACTATTGTTTTAACCTATTATCATAGACGGGATAAACTATACCGTTCTTTAAAATCTCAATTCAATAGTACGTCAAAGGATAAGAAATTAGAATTTATCAATTATTTGATTTTTGCCTATACAGAGAATTATTATATGTCCCCAGCAATAAAGAAAATAATTGAAGAAAGTGACAGTTTGGAAAAATTAAGTCAAGAACTTTTTGATTCTCCTAATCTTGGGAATTTAAATGTGAGTAATAATTTTGGTGAAGATTATAGTCCGGTTACTCCTTCAGAGATACCTAATCTGCTTAAAATGGACCTAGCTAATTTTACTATGGAAGGCAGGCAGTAATATCAATCACTTATAACTGTTTGTTGTCTAAATAACGATACATAGCATTTTTCTGCTATGTATTTAAACTTACCGACTAAATACAAAAAGGTTGAATTTTTCAATCTTTTTTCATTTTTAGCAGAGGTTTTACGAATATATAGATAGGAGCAAAAAAATGAACTATTTATTCTAGGAGGAAGTACAATGACTTCAATTTTTATCTCTTCACTTAATTGCCCATTTTGCGATGTAACTAACTCATTTGAACGCTATGACAGAATCGATGTATCTAAAACACCTCAGTTCACGAAATCAATCATAGATTGGGAATTGTTCAAGTTTACTTGCAACCACTGTGGTCATCAACTGATCATTGATTATCCTATACTCTATGTAGATGAGGAAAATAAAGCTATCATTCAGTATCTGCCATCAAATTGTAGCGACGTTGGCTCAGTTCCAAGTATTAAGGAACTTGCTACGGAGTTTGATACTTCTAAGTACAAATGTCGAGTTGTTACCAACCTAGAAGCCTTTGTTGAGAAGGTACAAATCTTTAGTGAGGGCATGGATGATAAGGCTATCGAATTCATGAAATACCTAAAGAATCCAAATGAAGATGAAGACATCATGTTTTCCTATGAGCACATGGTGTTTACAAAAGTAGGTCCAGTAACCTATCAATTTATGTTCATCAATCAGAAAGAAGCAGTGGCATCGTTAAACTTCTCAAGAGAATTATATCTGGAATCCCTAGCGGAAGTTACCGAAGCGGGAGAAGGCGAATATGTCATCGATAAACATTGGGCTGAAAAATTTATACGTCAATCCTAATTTAATTTTAGTTTACCACCACAGTCAATGCTTTAGCAATCTACATCTGCTCTGTATAATTGTAGATGTAGATTTCTGGAAAGGAGGTAAACTACTATGATAAGAAGGAATACTAGAAAGACAACTCGTCAGCAAAAACGGATTCGTGAAGCTTTTGAGAATGAACGTGTTGTTGAGATTATTCCAGCTAAAAGTGAATTTACTGATGTGAAGACAAAAAAGTTGCGCGTGGCAGCTTACTGTCGTGTCAGTACCTTTGATGAATCTCAGTCTGGGAGTTTTGAACTCCAAAAGCAGACATACACAGAGAAAATCAAAAACAACCCAGAATGGGAGTTGGCTGGGATATATGCAGATCAAGGTGCTTCTGGAACCACCGTCAAAAAGCGTGAGCAATTCTTGCAGATGCTTGAGGATTGCCGAACTGGAAAGATAGACTTGATAATTGTTAAGAGTGTCAGTCGTTTTGCCCGTAATCAGCTTGACTTCATAGGCATCTATCGAGAGCTGAAGGCATTACCTAATCCTGTGGGTATCTATATAGAAGATATCAATCTCAATACCTTGGATACAAATAGCGAGTTTATCCTTGGTGTTATGTCTATTGTAGCTCAGGGTGAGAGTGAGCAAAAGAGTGCATCTATAACATGGTCAGTTATTGAAAGATTCAAGCGTGGTATCCCAATCATTCCTACGCACAACCTGTTAGGTTATACCAAAGATCAGTATGGCCGTATCGTCATTGATGATTCAGAAGCTAAAATAGTGAGGTTTATTTATGACTCATACATCGATGGTATTTCAGCACGAGAGATTGCTGAATCATTGATGAAAAATAAGATACCCACGGTTACTGGACTGGACACTTGGTCAAACCTAGCTATCTACAATATACTCAAAAATGAGAAGTATAAGGGTGAAATCATCATGCAGAAGACATTTACTGTTGATTGCTTCAGTCATAAGTCTCGCAAGAACAATGGTGAGAAATCCAAGTACCGTCTTAAAAATGGCATTCCCTCAATCATACCAGATTCTAGATGGGAGCTAGTGCAGCAATTACTGAAACACCCAAGAAGAAAATCGAAATCTACATCAAAAGTAAATGCTCCTAAACTCTACATCAAGAAAATCAAGTCTGGTATGTTGAGGGATTTTATTGTGCTTGATCCTAGTTGGAAGTCAAAAGACATTCATGAAATTTTTAAATAAGAAAGAGGAACAATTATGCGATTTAAAGATTTTGACCTAGAAGTAGTGACAGTTGAACGCTCAACATTTGAATTCAGTATGACAGTTAATAAGAACTTTATAACTTTTAGCAAAGGAATTGTCCAAGCTTTAGACTATCCATCACATGTACTCATTGCATTTAACAAAGAGACTAAGGTAATGGGGATTCAAGTTTGTCGAGCAAAAACCAGGGGCTCTTTTAGTTTTTCAAAGCCTGAGAGTGAGCAAAAACGTACGGTTCAAATGATGAACAAAAACCTTCGGGAAGCTCTATTCTATATCATGGATGAATGGACTGATAGCAAGCGTTATAAGGTAGAAGGCATCCATATTCCAGAGGATAAGGCTTTTGTTTTTGAGTTGAGCAAATTTGAGGAGTTGCCAGACTTTAGAAAGAATGATAAATAAATGTAAGTCAGCTTACTCATAATTCATATTGGTAGAAGCACATCTCGTGTGTTTCTACTATTTTTTTTATTATTGCAAGTGGTTTCATGGTATAATGTGAAGTAAGAATAGTCCCATTATGTAAAGACAGAAATAAATGAAATGAGAGTGTGTTATGCGTAATGATATCCAACCAAGTCTACAAACAGTAGAACAATATTTTTCAAAGTCTGAGTTTTATATTCCTAGCTACCAGAGACCATATGCTTGGCAAGTAGCTCAATGTGACCAACTAATTGAAGACATCAATCAGCATATGGAAAACTTCGATAAAGACTCACAAGATAATTATTTCTTTGGAGCAGTATTGATTGCCCAAGAATCTGGTGAGGAACATGACGTTACACTTATTGATGGCCAACAAAGAACTACTACTTTTATGTTGTTATTAAAAGCTTTGTTGCTTAAAATCGAGAACGAATTAGCTATCCAACCCCATGATGATGTAGACGGTGCAAGCCTTATTAAGAGATTAAATAGACTAAAAGAAAAAATCGCTTCATTGCTATTTAATTTGACTGAGGATGAGCTATATGATTTTGTGGATGGACTTTTATTTCCAACTGCTGAAAACATAAAGTACATTAATGATTCTATATCAGAAAAATATTCTTCTGATATGGAGACTATATTACTTGGACATAATTTTGAAGAAATCAAACAGAATGTTCATCAAATATTTCGTCGCCAGAAAGATAATCGCTATACAAACTTTTACAAAAATTTCCGATATTTCTACAACACTTGCAATGAGTTGAGTACTATTAATTGCCTTAATTTTGCTAACCATTTCATAAAACACTGTCAGGTCATCACTATTACTAGTTTTAATACCGACCAAGCAATCAATATCTTTAACTCATTGAATGGTACTGGTGTTCCATTGACACCGATTGAAGTTATTGTTTCCAAAACAACTGCTAATGCAACGGATAGAAAAACATTTGAAAATAATTGGCAGGAGATAGTAGATAGGGCAGATAGTTCAAGTCTTGATTTGAACACGTTAATGACTCATTATATCTTTACTAAGTTGTCGCAACAAAATGGTGCTGAGAGAAGAAATCCAGGGATTCGTGCATTCTTCAATAAGAATAAGGACCTTCTAAATGATGATACTGTATTTACAGATGATTTGAAAAAGATACTTCATACCTACATTCTTACATCAGAAACTTCGCTTGGTAGAGTAGTCAGTCACCTTAACGGCAATTTAAAGCCATTCGTGAGTAGCTATCTCTTTTTCCGAGATGATAAAAGTTATATAGAGTACCTGATGCGAATTGGCATCTTAATCGAATTGTCTGAGTTATCTTACAGTCATAGATTATTCAAAGGCTTTTTAGAAGAAATTAATTTGATGTATAGTCAAGTTAATGTATTTTCAACAGAGTTATTAATTGATAAAGTTAGAGAGCATATACGTTCAAATTTTGAATATGAAAATGTCAAGCAAACCCTTTTAGAGAGTGGTGTTTCAAATGCCATTCTATATGTGAATGAGTACCTCTTTGCGTCTGAACATGGTATGGATTTACAGCTTGATGGAAATATAGACATAGAGCATATCATGCCACAAAGTGGGATTAACAGAGAACACATCATGTATGATATTGGTGTCAATGATCAAGATGAGTTTCGTGAATATGCTGAGAAGTTAGGTAATAAGATTTTACTTGAATCAGAAATCAACCGTGGGATTGGAGATGCATGGTTTAGAACAAAGAAAGAAAATCATATTACTAAAGGTAATGGCTATATTGGTAGTAAGTTCCCTATTGCCAAGTCTCTCGTGACTTATGCTAAAGATACGTGGACTAAAGAGGATATTGATCTAGCTACTGAGAAAGCAGCAGATCGTATTGCAGATTTTATATTTGAACGCTAATCATAATAGAAAAGGTGATTTTCCATGAAGATAAACATTGTTGAGAAAGGTCCCTTGACTTTCTATGGAATACCACATCCGTCTGATACTAAAAGTGATTTTGTAAGCTATTGGAATGAGTATTATAAGAATGTTTCTAAAGAATATAGAGCACCGATAGGTTTTTCAACCTTCCCTGATGTTGATGATAAGTATACATACTACACCTGCATTCAACATGAACCAGAAAATAATGACCTATTTGAAGTTGTCCAATTACCTAAAGGTAATTATGCAATTTTTGAGTTAACAGGCTCTGTCGAAAAAACAATTCCTAGAGCATGGAAGTTTGCTAAAGAAAACTTTGTAATAAAAGACAGCCCGAGTCTTGAAGTTTATAGTGCTGGGGATAGGTTAAGCAAGAAGTACCGTATGGACCTCTGGATTCCTATTTCGAATGTGTTATCAAACTTTAAGAAGAATACCAGTTTAATCGGTAACCTGAAAAGGAAAGTTTCAGACTCAATTGAAGATGCTATCGAATTTTCTAAGACTGATACTGGGAAAATAGTCCTAAATGTAGGGGGAGTGATTCTTGCTACGGGTGCAACATTACTGTTAGCAAGTTTAGCTGATACTGATTCAAGTTATGAAGAAGTTAGTGACAGTGATAGTTATGACGGATATGATAGTTATCATAATGATGAAAATTTTGATACTGAAAATTACTCAGTTTCCGATGTCATAGACTACGAAGAGTTCAACTCTGTAGGAACGCATAATTATCCAGATAAACGGAAATCTCCAATTGTTCATATAGCTCATCGAGGTGAAACAACGTATCTTCGTGGTGGTACAGATGATGATAAGCAGGTATTTAGAGAAGAGAATAACTTAGATTTCTAAAGTATTCAGGAAGTTAAGAATTCAGTTTTTTAGATTCAATTAAAAGCCTAGTCAAAATTGAACTGACTAGGTTTTAAGTGTATATTGGTGTCCAATGTACTTATAATTGCGCGTGTTCTCAATCATCTTCACTTCAAATAAAAAGTAGTGATCACGCTTATCTTTAGCTTTCTGTTGGTTTAAGCGAAAATAACTCCTTTGGTTGGAAGTCATGACATGAAGGATATCATCAGTAATAAATGTCAATGGAATATCCAGTAGTGAGTATTTGTAGAAGTCTTCCTCAAATCGATGGAAGTTCTCGCTGAAGTAATCAAATTGTATATCATTCTGGTTAATCATCTAATTCCTCCGCTAGTGCAAGTGTTAAAATATCTGAGACTTTGATAAATTGGTAGACTTCCTTTTCTTGAATACCTATCAGGTCACGATTGATAGCAGTGATTTCACCAATAACCAATCCTTCAGTGGTCGTGAAGATTGCCTTTAATTTATTGAGGTAGACTTGGTTTAGGAGAATTACTTTTTCTTCATGAGGAAGTTTATCACTGAAGTCGATTGTGTTGCCAGTTTCATTGAGAGCAGTGGAGTGTTCAGACAAGAAGAACCCCATCCACTTGGCCATTTTTCTATCTTGGTATTCCCTTGCGGATTGGTAGGGTAAGTAACTTCTGTCAATCATGCTAATCCATCTAAGCCTCCTGCTGAATGTCCGCCAATGAGTTTAGATCTTTCAATGGCGCGTGAGTTTTCAAATAGTGCTGATGCTTTTTGGAGTGAAAGAAAGCCAAAGCGTTCTCTGACATTATCAATGGTTCTCTCTAGTATTTCCCCTTTTTCAATTGCATCTATATCATCGAATAGTGAGTAAGTAACAATGTCCTCTGAGACAAAGTTATAGTATCGTACACCAATATCTCTGACTGCACCACCAGTGTATTTCTTACGAAAGAGCTTAACCACATGGTCACAGAGTACGGCTGTACTTTGAGTAGGTTCCACCTTCATCTGAGCATTGATAGGTCTTTTCTGCTCTTGTTTAGAATATCCGACAAAAATAGCCACATTAGTGGTTTTTCTTTTTGCACGTCGTAACCTGATGGCTACTTGCTCAGCCATCTCCTTTAAGACGAGTTCAATTTCCCATTGCTTAACATAGTCTTTAGGTAAGACTTGTGAGTTCCCTAATCCAGTTGATTTAGGTTTATAAGGTTCTCTGATATTGCTCTCGTCAATACCATTTGCATGAAACCAGAGCTGCACCCCAATGACTCCAAATTCCTTTTTTAAGAGGTCGGGATTGCTGTTGGCGAGTTCTCTGATGGAGAAAATACCTAACTTATTTAACCGTGCTTTAGTTCGACTTCCGATCCCCCAGAAGTCTGTTAAGTTTGGAATGTTCCAGACCTTGCTTTCAACATCCTCATAAGACCAATTTGCTCGCATGGTGACAGTTTTCTTTGATTCATTATCAAGAGCTAGTTTCGCAAGAAGGGGATTGCTGTTGGACATACCAACAGTTGAATAGACCCCAGTCTTTTTCCAAATGTCGTGCTGGATACGAGAAGAAACTAAGTCCAATTTATTTCTTCTAGAGAGTGAATTATCATGGACGAAGTAGTTTAGTGAAGTTGTGAGGTCAACAAAGCCCTCATCTATGGAATAAGGGAGTATTTCATCTTTAGTAGCATATTGTTGTAGGACCTCTTGAATCTCCATGTTCTTCTCTATATACATACCCATACGTGGTGGGACGATGAGTGTCTTTTTAGCCCAGTCCTCTATATATCGAACATATTGAGGTGTTATCTCTATACCTTGTCTTTTAGCATTATAGTAGCTGAACTTTCTGGTATGGATATCAAAGGGAAGATCATAGCTGCGACCGACATTCTCTTTTCCGAATACTTTTTTGAAAGTAGGAGAAGAGGCTAGTATCAATCCGTTAGCATTGTCAGCTCGGCTCATGACACACAAAGAGGTGGTTAGAGGGTTCTTGCCACGGTCAACACACTCCACACTAGCATAAAAGGACTTCATGTCTATGAAGGCAATATCAGATTGTGGCTCTTTTGAGTAATCAAAGATGCCCATTGCAATCACCTACCTTTTCAACTTTTCAAGTTCATCAACAAGTGTTTGAATGTGGTCAGTGATATCGTATTCCTTAAGATAGGGTTTCATATAGATTCTTCCATCTTTTAGGTAAATAATATCATCAACTTCCATTGTCTTCCTCCACATCTGCCATAGCAATAAGAATGGCATCTTTAATTAAGAAACCATAAGGGTGAATAGTAGCGTTCTCGTCTGAAGGTAGAAGAATCTCATGGGAACCTTCATTTTCAAGACGTTCCTCGAAGTTCTTCATATCAAAGATTTCAACCTTACAGTCTGGGTTGTAACCATAGGTTCCGAGTTCAAGAATATCTTTAAGTTTCATCACTATCCTCCAACTACTGGCATAAAGTGGCCAATGACTTTACCAACAATACGAAATTCATCTTCAGCATAGGCATATCTGTCCTCATAGTCATCATTTATTGAGACAATACGATAGTGGCCATCTTCTTTGTAGACCTTCTTAATGAAGGTTTGGCCATTTAAATAGATAGCATAAACAGCTCCACTGTAGTCAAATCCAGTTTCATTGATAAGAGCGACTTCACCATCAGAAAACTGAGGCATCATAGAATCGCCATGAATATAGGCAGCAACATCATAATTGTAGTCTTCTTCCGAGTAGACAGTTTCGTATTCGTATTCATCGTAGTAGTTGTCACCGAGACCAGCAGACAGTGGTACATCCTTGAGAACACGCACTGGAAAGAGTGTAATGACTTCAGATTCAGACTCTTTCTTAATCTGTTCAGCCAGTAAATTCTCTACAAACTTATCAGCAATCACTTGATTGGATTCATTAAGTTGAAGATAGTTCTTTACGATATTATGCTCTGATTCAAAGTAACTAGGCTCAACATCTAAAATTTCCGAAAGTAGCTGTAGGTTCTTTCGGTTTGGTTTTGCACGACCAGACTCCCAGCTGTTATATGAGGAACGATTGACACCTAGTTGAGTTGCAACTTCAACTTGAGATAATCGCTTGTTTTCTCTCCTTTTTTTGAGACATTTTCCTGAAAACATGGTATACTACTCCTGTGTTGTTTTATAAAACAACACGATTATATCAAAACGATAAATAAATTACAAGTCTTATATCAACTTTCCTGTTGATGGTTAGGAACTATAATTGTTTTTACTCTAATGTGATATAATAAAAGTAAATTATTTTAAAAATAGGATGGAAAAAATGCCGAAAGCTAATACAGGTTATAAATTATTTGAAACTTTTGTTGGAGCAGGTGGTTCACACATTGGTTTCATGAAAGAAAATTTTGTTTCAGTCTATGTCAATGATTTTGTTGACGAATGTTTGGAAACGTTGCAATATAACAACCCTAACTTAGAGCTGGAAGGAACAGTACTTGATAATACTAGCATTATTGATATTGATCCAGCTCGCTTACGAAACAGATTAAATGTTCGTAAAGGAGAAATTGATGTTCTATTTGGAGGTGTAGTTTGTAAAGGATTTAGTCTTGCAGGTGAAAAATCTCCGAATGATGAAAGAAATTATTTTTATCATAAACAACTTGAACTAGTTGAAGAATTCCAGCCTAAAATCAGTATTATTGAAAACGTAGTTGGTATTCTAAGTGCAAAAGTATTGAGTAGGGACACCCCTGAAGTAGTTAAGGAACGGGTCGATAATCTATGGAAAGAACTTGAAAATTACAAAGGAAAAAAGGCTAAACTAAGAAAAGCTGAAAAATTAACACAGGAAGTGCTTGATGAAGGGAATAGTTTGAGAAAGGAAAAAGAGAAGATTCTTAAGTCGCTTGAGTCTGAAAAATATTTAGTTTCTGTAATGGATGATATATTTCTACGGTATAATGAACTTGGATATGATGTTGAATATCGTGTCTTAAATTCTGCATGGTATGGTGCTGCTACCAAAAGAGAACGTGTCATCATTGTGGCAACAAAAAGGGGGTTGGATTTAAGTTTTGAATTCCCTAAGCCAACTCATATGGATGAAAGTCTTATGAAAAAAGATTTTCCGATTGAATATTTGTCTCTTAAAAAACCTGTGACCGTTAATGACGCACTATCAACTATTGATTACAATGATGAAGAGGATATTGATAATATTCCGATGACTCATGCTCCTAAGACCGTTGAACGTTTTAAATATATTCCAGAAGGGGAATCTATTTCAAAACATATTGACAAATTACCAGAACATCTTAAAATAAGTAAATTTTATTCTAGAGGTAGCACTATGCGGTTAGCAGGAGATAAACCAAGTCCAACATTGGTCCCTGGGCATAGTAATTTTCCAGTACATCCTAAAGAACATCGTTCAATTACTGTTAGGGAAGCCGCAACAATTACTGGTTTTCCAAACGATTATAAGTTTTTTGGTACTCATAGTAAGAGATGTGAACATGTTGGAAATGCTGTACCACCCTTATTAGCTCAAGCTATTGCAAAAGAATGTAATTTAACACTTAATAGGTATTATTCAAAAAAATAATAGAGGTATCACATGAAAATATTTCTTCGAAAATTTACATCTAATGACACTCTAAAACAAATAGAAACGACTACGGAAGCTTTTTATGATTTTTTTGGTGGACAAATAGGACAGGCTGTTAATTTTTCGTTAACAGCCCCCAATGGTGTATCAGATAATTTTAGAGTCTCGTTAGCAAATGGACATGCCAATTCTTATAGATTTGCTAACGCTACTCCAGGTGGAAGTGCTCTAGGGACTTTTTTACGTAACAACGTTGCCACTTACAGTGCTGGTGATATTTTAAAAATAACTAACAACGGACAAATAAATCAGGTTGAAATTATCAGACAAAATGATCCAGAATATATGGGTATATCAAGTCTGATTCAACTTAGACAAAATCCAACACTCACTATTGATGATTACTATTTTTCAGATAGTATTTTTAATATTGCAAGTTATATTAGGTATAAAGTTGTTGAGTTGGATTTACAAGAAGAAATCGATGATTTCAACTCTGAACTTGATGATAAGCGGAATAGTTTTCTTTCAAAATTTTCACTTCAGTCATTAAAGGCGATTCCCACTCACAATTTAGATAATAAGTTATTTGGGAAAAAAGATGATGATTCTCTTGCTTACCATTTAAGTGATAATGTTGATTTTAACCTGTTTGGAAGTGCAAGACAGGGAAATACAACTAGAGTTAGTTGGAATGGCTCAGACTTTGTTCAGTATATAGAATCTATCGATGACTATATTCAGTCAGTAGGGACAATATCAACTTGGGATGAATACGAAGAATTATGGACATTTATGAGTGCTCAACCTAACAATTATTACTCACAAAGGATCTGGGTAAGGAAGTACTTACATATTTTGTACCCTGAAATTTTTGTCTCTCAATTTAGTGAAGAAAATAAAAAAAGTATTTTCAATAAGTTAAGGTTAGTACCGGAGACAGATGAGATTAAAAATGTTTTTCGGTTGTCAAAACTTTCTGAATTAGCACAAATACCTACAGATTATTTTTGGCCATTAGTTGATAAAATTGATAAAACTGCTAATGATACCTCTCAAGTTTTGCAAGTTAATGTAGTAGATATAGAACAGCTTTATCTTACAAACTGTGGTGTAAAAAATTCCTACAACTATAATCGTATATTTTTTGGTGCACCTGGAACTGGAAAAAGTTTCAATTTAGATAAAAAGAGAAAAGAATTATTAGAAAATGGTGGGGACTATGAGCGTGTAACCTTCCACCCTGATTATTCATACAGCCAATTTGTGGGCTCATACAAGCCTGTACCAATAGTTAAGGATGGTGAGGAGAAAATTACATATGAATATGTACCGGGACCATTTATGCGCATTCTTGTTAAAGCTCTATTAAACTCTGAAACAACGAATCCTTACCTGTTGGTTATAGAAGAAATCAATAGGGCAAATGTAGCGGCTGTTTTTGGAGAAGTATTTCAATTATTGGATAGGAAAGATGGAATTAGTGAGTATGCGATAACTCTATCTGAAGATATGAAAAAGTATATTGTTAAAGAGTTTGATGCCTCTGGAATTTCTCTTGATGTAGCAAGTCTGACTGAAATTAAGCTTCCTGATAATCTATTCATTTGGTCTACGATGAATAGTGCGGACCAAGGGGTGTTTCCAATGGATACAGCCTTTAAACGTCGTTGGGATTTCAAATATTTTGGTATTGATGAAGAAGAACAAAAAGTATCATCTTATGAAACTTCATACGGCTTAAATTGGAATAAGTTACGTAAAGCTATTAACGAATTACTATCAACTGATAAATTTAAAATTAATGAAGATAAATTAATGGGTCCGTTTTTTGTTAACCCTGAAAAAATAACTTCGAATGATAGTGATAATATGGATAACAAAAAATTCAATGAAGTATTTAAAAATAAAGTCATAATGTACTTATTTGATGATGCCGTAAAACAACGAAGAGGACAACTTTTTGCTAGCAGTCTAACAAGATACTCTCAAATTTGTACCAAGTTTGATTCAAATTTCGAAGACGATGGTTCTCTTAGAGCCGACAGAGTAATTGACGACTTATTCGATATTTTCCAAGAGAAGGATACATTGTTGCTTTCTTATAATTCATATTAAAATGGTAAAGATTAATGAAGGTAGTTTATTGTAGAGAGGAGTTCGGCTATAATTTCGAAGAATTTGCTTGTCTCCTCTTTCCTAATGATGAAACAAATGCTGATGAAGTTACAGATATCTTAATTCGACTAAAAAGAGTTAATGTTATTTCAAAAGTAAAAGGTACAAGAGATGTTAATAACCATAAATCAGATTTATCAGATATTGATGATGATGTAGCTGATGTATTAGAGATTGATTCTAGTGCAAAAGAAACTCTTTATAAATTTAAATTTGTTGGATTGATTGTTGTTAAATCCTTTATTATATATTGTTTTCCTAAATATATTGAAGTAGATTATCCCCATATTCCTAGTGATATTCAATTTGCTGAGTTTAAACAGGTTATCAAGGTTATTGAGAAATATTCAAAAAGTACCCGAGAACAAGAGATTTATAGTTTATATGATATAGATGAATCCGTTGCATATAGTGATATGTCTGTTAGCCTATTTTTACTTGAAGACTTTTTTCTTAATGGTTTATACTCTCATCAACAAAGTATAATTGAAAATAATGGGGAGGGGGAAATACTGTGGGATAAAACTGTAAACGAAAGTTTTGCTTTTTTTACAGATAATCGACCTATTTATCTTGATTATTTCAATAGAAGAAGTGTTGTTGAGGATGATAATTTAATCAAAAAACTTCATGAGATTATACTTAGTCGTATTTCAGGAACATTGGAAGAGAATGGTCTTCTTGAATTATTAGATCTGACTCATATTAATTTTACGGATGCTAATTTAGTTGACTTAGGTGATTTAGATTATATTTTGTATGTAATAGAGTCCGAACTAAGTCAAGAGTTCAATACTAGGAAACAATTACTTTTGAAAGCCTTGTATAGCTATGTATCCCAAAAATATGTTGCTGAGAAAGCTGAGTTTGTGACTCTATTTGGAACTAATTCATACCATGGTATTTGGGAAACAGTATGTGCAAAGGTTTTAAATGATAAACTTGATGTTACAATAGACGATGTAAGTTTAGAACCAACAGCTACAAATACTAAACATACTAGAATAAAGAATATTATTGATAAGCCACAGTGGATACAGAATGAAGATAAGTGCATCGAAACTGCTACCCTAATTCCTGATATTATCACTGTTATTAACAATAAATTACTCATCCTTGATGGCAAATATTATAATTTAAAATTTGATACAAACATAATAGCAGGAAATCCGGGTGTAGGAGATGTCACGAAACAATTTTTATATGCTTTAGCCTATAGAGAATTTGCTGAAAAAAATAACTTAGTTATAGAAAATTATTTTTTAATGCCTACGGAAACGGAAACTGATCTTAATTTTGCTCATGTCAAAATGAATCTGTTAAATAATTTAGGGCTTTCATCTGTAAAAGTTGCTAAGTTGACTGCTACTAAAATTTACCAAAAATATTTAGACCAAGAGGTGGATATGGAATTGCTATCAAAATTTTAAATGGTAAATGAGTTAGAGTGAGTTTGTAAAATACATTTTGGTATATTATTTCAGAATTCAGTATGAGGATAAATCTATGTTTAATAAGTATATCTTTGAAACTTATAATGATCAAATAATCAAAACTGTAAAAAGGTACATACATAATAATATTGACAATGTAGATTTATCTACGTATATGGTCCCAGAACCCAATGAAGACATTGAATTTGATGATTTTGAACTGTATAGGATAAACTATGAAGTAATTGATAATTTCAAAATTAACATCGAAATTATTGTTATTGCGTATGTCGTAGTTCATCAATATATAAAAGGTGAAATGGAATTGGATACGAAACCTCAGTATGTTTCTGTTTTCGCTGAAGTTGTACTAGATTCAGGTATTAAAGACTTTAAAATCTATGAAACAAAATTTAAATCTGATCAATTTCGGACCTCTCAAAGTTTGCAACTTAGTAAAGACTGGGTTCCTTATATCAAGAAGAAAGATTTTGACCAAATAGCCGAAGATTTTTTGAGGAAATACTATCCAGAAGCGTTAAAGCAGCCAATTCCTGTTTCAGTTGAATCTATTTCATCTTCTATGGGGTTAACAATTCATCAAGAAAAATTATCTGTAGACGATACAATTTTTGGTCAAATGGTATTTAAAGATACCTTAGTTGAAGTGGTAGAGGATGATAATTTAGTTTCAAAACATTTCAAAAAGGGCAGTATTCTAGTTGACAAGGATGTTGTGTTCAAGCGAAATGTTGGTTCATTCAATAATACTGTTATTCATGAATGTGTGCATTGGGAGTTACATAAAATTTATCACGAAGTGAGGATGTTAGTTGATACTGCTTATTCGACTATAAGTAGTAGGACGGAAGAAAATTTAGCAGACTCAAGTATGTGGAGTTCCTTAGACTGGATGGAATGGCAGGCTAGTGGTATAGCACCAAGGATTTTGATGCCAAGGGTACAAACAAGAATTAAAATAAGAGAACTATTTCAGACGCTAACATTGGTTAATCCAGATATAAGTCGTTCAGAGTTAGTGAGAGAGGTTGTTGATAATTTATCAGATTTCTTTAAAGTATCTAAGCAGGCTGCTAAGATTCGCATGATTGATTTAGGTTTTAAAGAAGCAAATGGTGTATATAATTATTTAGATGATAGATATATGCATAACTTTGCTTTTGAACTAGAGGCATTTGATAACCAAAGTACTTATACAATAACTTCTAACGATTTATGCTTTGAGTATTGCATTAACGAGAATTTCAGAAATATTATAGATAGAAATAAGTTTTTATATATAGATAACCACCTTTGTTTAAAAAAATCGAAGTATATAGAGATGACAAAGGACGGTCCTATTATGACTGATTATGCTTATGAGCATATGGATGAGTGTTGTTTATTATTTAAAATAAAGCCTAAGAATCAATCAAGAATATCAGATGAGATTTACTATGATTATGTTTTAAATAGAGGAGTCACTAAGGAGAGTGAAATCAAGGCGGACTTTGAAGATATCTTACAAAGTCCCAAACTCATGGAACAATTACCACCATTAGAAATGGTAACTTTAGCAAAAAAAATATCCGACTTACTTAAAAGTTTACCGTTTGAATTTTCTGGAACACTACAAGCTCATAGAAAGCGTAAAAAGTGTACTCAACAATTACTAGCAAGACTAGTAGGAATTGACGAAAGAACTTTAAGAAGTTACGAAGCAGATAATGGAAATCTACCAAGTTTATCCCGTACTCTTTCGTTTTGCTTTGCCTTGAAGTTAGTACCTCAAATAAGTGAAGATATGCTAGAAAAGGCTGGCTATAAATTGACAAGGATTCCAGAACATCAGGTTTACAAGATGTTACTCTCTACATGCTACTACAAACCTATAGCTGAAATAAATGCAATTTTACAAGCTGCTGAAATAAATACCTTATAGATATAGAAACACGGAAATTATTTTTTTCGTGTTTTTTTATATAAATCGGAAATCAATTTTCCGATTTTTTTGCCTTATAAATCAATGATTTAAACTTAGAAAAAGTAAAAACCTAGAAATTTTGTCTAAAACCCGGAAATCTAGACTACCTATTTTTACTGATGTAACTGTTTTATACTAAATAATGTAAAGATTAATCCTACATTTAGTTGTTACCCTTTAAATACTTTGTGAAGAAAATTGTAAAAATTTTACTTCACTCGGCTTTAACTGTATTTTTAGGGTTTGCAGTTCAGCGTATAAAGCCAGCTGACCATGATAAAGCAGAGGAAATGCTGATGTGGTCAGAAGTAAAATGTAATAACAGTATGTCATATCCACTTTCTCTGTTGTATAGAGAAAGCTGGTTTAAATATGACAATCAAAGACAAAACAAGCCAAAATGCTACCAATCGTGATTTCTCATCTGAGAAAACTTATAACGATATTCCCTGTCCAGAGGGATACTTAATTGCCCCTATTGTAGTTAAAAACAAACAAATGGTGAAGAACAATCAGATGAATACCAATAACTTTAAAACTTGGAAGTTTGGTGGACATCCAGTCATTGTGGCATTCACAGTAGTTCCAGAAGAGGAATTTGAGAATATGATGAAAGTATTCAATATTGAAGTAAATGATTATCTTAGTCGTTACAAAAAATCGAAGAATACAGCTCTTTCACTAGATCAATTCTATGAAGATATGTATGATGAAAATGATGAAGTGACTGGGTTTGATCCCGCTATCTCTGAATCAGATGTTGAGAAATTGTTCTTGATTGCATCGTTAGATGAACTAATTTCTGAGGTTGAGAAAATGGATGCTCAATGTGGCAAAGTTCTTCGTCTGATTTATGCTGATATTGATATCAGTAAGAAAGAAATCATTGAAAAACTGGGACTAGGCAAGAGTCGTGGATACGAAGTCATTAATACAGCCCATGCATTAGCTAAAGAAACCTACAAAAAGTTAAATTCATAATTGTTTAAGACCGCTATTTCAAAAGTGAAGTAGCGGTCTTTTTTAGTCTTTTTGATAAAACTGACATTCATAGCCATCAGCTCTGAGGTTGATACCGCTCATCCAATCAGGGGTATTAGCCATTAAAGCAGAAATTTCATCAACGAGTTGGTGTGCCTCAGCTTCAAGGATAACTTCATCGTGGACATGACCGACAATCTTTTCATTGCCTAACAATCGCATGGCATAGGCTAATAAATCACGACTGATGGCCTGGACTATATTTTCGACAAATTTTGGACCATAACTTTCAATGCGATCCCATTTCTTGCCTGTTACAAGCCCCTCATATGTGACTGATTCACCACCAAATTGGTTCTCTCCCATCCTAGGTTTGACATAGGACAAGCGACGACCAGATGGTAGAGTGATGAATAACAAGCCACTCTTAACCTCAAAGGTAATCCCATGGGTATATGTCTTGATTCTCTTTTTAGCGGCTGTTTTTACTGCTTTGTCTACATCCCACCAGAATAAAACTATGTTGGGATTAGACTGCCTCCATGCATCCACAAGAGGTTGGAGTTCTTCCTCATCCAATCCCATTTCAAGAGCACCCATAGCTTTTAAAGCACCAACTGAACCACCATAGCCAAGAGCCAACTCTGCAATTTTACCTTTTTGACGTAAATGGCTATTGACTCCGTGTTTCTCCACAGGTACATGGAACATTTTACTGGCGCTGGCACAGTAGATATCTTCGCCACGCTCAAATACTTTACTGCGCCAAGTCTCACCTGCAAGGTGGGAGAGTACACGCGCTTCAATAGCAGAAAAGTCACAGACAATGAATTTCAGATCTTCATCAGGAATGAAAGCTGTACGGATTAACTGTGAAAGGGTGTCTTGTGTATCATAGAGTAATTCAACTGTTTCTAGGTCTCCAATTTTAAAGAGTGTTCTTGCTTCCTCTAGGTCACTCAAATGGTTCTGGGGTAGGTTTTGAAGTTGAACCAATCGGCCAGCCCAACGTCCAGTTCGGTTTGCTCCGTAGAACTGAAACATTCCTCTTGCACGTCCGTCCTTACAGATGCAGTTCATCATGGCTTGGTATTTAGACACACTTGATTTGGCTGCCTTCTGACGGAGTCTGAGCACACTAGCAGACGTTTCATCTACGGTTTTTAAAAGTTTATTAACTGCTTTTTTATCAAGTGAATCAGTCGTGACACCGTTGTCACGAAGCAAACCAATCATCTGTTGAACAGAGTTTGGATTATCTAAACCAGTCAGTTCTTTGAGTTCCGCTTGGATGTTGTCTTTACTCACTCGGTCAATCTCAAGTGCAGCTTCGACAAAGGCTTTATCAATCTTGATACCTCTGTCGTTGATGATTTGGTCTTGATGGTATTCCTCCCAAATAAAGTCAGGAACAGGAAATTTCTTTAGTTTATCCTTGATAGCTAACTCGACCTCCACATCACGTTTATTATATAGTATGAAATCACTCCATTTATCTGGTGCGTGATGAGGAAAGTTACGGATCCTACCTCCATTGACTTTAGTAGGCGGACAGGGTAAGCAGAAGTAGCGAATTAGGTCTTTTCCTGATGTGAGTTTTTGTTTGTCTAATCCAAGGATACTACCGACTCCTTCTAGGGATAATGGCAACCCCATATAGGCCGACCAAACCATGCTGCACCGCCATGAGGTAGGAGAGAGGAAATACTCAGTCATCAACTCTGGGTGGTGTTTATTGAGCCAATTAGAGAAACAGACACGTTCAAAGTTGGCGTTAAAAGCCCATTTGATAACCTTATCGGAAATAATATCTTCAATGATATCTTGAGGTAAATCCTCCTTTGTTAAATCATATACTGTTACTGGGCCATTGTCGACAGAAATCGCAACAAGTAAGATTTCAAAAGAATCATCTTCTGCGTAGCGATATACACCTGACTTTCGTAAATCAACTTCTGAGTAAGTTTCAATATCAATGGATAGTTCTTTCATAGGCATATTCCTCCAAAATAAGGGCGATGATATACACCACCACCCAAGTTATTATTTATAAGATTTATCTTTTTGAGACTTTCGTCTTTCTTTAATGTTGCCAATTGTATCTGTGATAATGGTGAGCAACATTCCACAGGTATGGCCAAGTAACATGCTAAAGCACATTTGCAACATAAAGTGTTCATATTCAGTCATTCTTCTATCCCCCTCTTATTTATTTGAACCATTTCACATTTGGAAATAGGTGATGTAGTGACATTTTTGCAATACCTAAAAATCGTATAACGACAGTTATCCAAGTATAAGCCCAAATGGAAAGTAGGATAGTCGTAAAGGTTACCTCAGTTATCACGTTTATCAAGTTGTTTATTGTTGTCATTCTTTACCTCTTTTAAAATGAAATAGTGGGTGGGAAGTGAGTCCCACCCACTAAGCTAAATTAGTTCAAAAAATCATCATCGTCTTCAGTCGCAAAGTCATCCTCTGCACGAGTACGTCCACCGAGTGGCTCACCGTCACGCAGTTTCTGTAGGTTGTTCAGCCCACAGGCAATCCCTTTATTGCCGTTCGAGTTGAAAGCGTAGAAAGAGACGGATGCACGACCATAGATACCAGAGTAGAGTTCTGCGGTATCAATGATTTCTTGACGATTGGCATCGACTACACCCGGTTTGTGTGGGGAGTTGGCATTAACGAAGTAGGCATTTTGGTAGGCTGCGTCATCTGGACGTTCCAAGTCACCATCACGCAGCGGTGTCTTAATCACAGAGAGTGCTGGAACAGTTTTGCCATTGCCTTTGAGTTTTGATTCGCCCTCTTTGTAGGCCAGTTCAATAGCTGCATGGATTTTGTCAATGGTTGCCGTATCATCTTTTGGAATGATAAGTGACACACTGTATTTTGGTGTTCCGCCATTGATGGATTTAGGCTCGTTGGCATTCAAGTAGCTGAAGCGAGTGTTTGGACCAGTGATTACTTTTGTAGTTTGTACTTTTGTTGACATAGTGTTATACCTCATTAAAATCATTTGTTGCTAGGTTCATTTCTTGACGGCTGTCGTCAAGTGGAACGAGTTGTGGCTTACCGCTTGGTTTGAAGATAAGACCACCAAGCAGGTCATTGAATTGTTTCTTACCAAGCAGTTTAGACATGGCAGTGATGGTTAGAAGTTTCTTCTCGTAAGGGTCAAGTCCGATGTCAAGGACAGCTTGAGCGACCTTACTTTCATCGGTGAATTTACGAGTAGAACGACCCTCAACCAGTTTATATCCCGGTATAATGCGCCCAGCAGTTGCCTCTTCAAAAGCATAGGCTTTGACATCATTGGCCCAACTGGTGAGCTGGTCAATCTTAGGCAGAATCTCTGCGATGTCTTGAGCGTCTAAAGTGCTGGGGTCTGCGAATTCCATTCTAGCGAGAGCTAGATTGTCCTCTGCTCGCTTACGGCAGACTGCTTTGAGTTTGCAGAACTGACAATGTTTGCCAGACTGCATCTCCCCTTGGCCCTTATAGGCTAGTTGAGCCTTTGGTGCAAGCTCCTTCTCCGCCCAATCAAGGAGTTCATCTTTTGTCAGTTCAAAAGTTGAGATATTTCCTCGTCTGGGTTGAAAGATGGTCATGGTGATTGTCTCTATATCATAGAGCCCTTCAAATATGTCCAAGGCCCCCAAAGCGTAGCACATCATTTGTGGGTTATGATCAGCTTCAACCAATATGCCCAATCCGTGCTTGTAGTCGATGACTTGCAGAAGTCCATCTGCGACAATCACACAGTCTCCTGTGCCAAAACCGTCGGGCACCCATCTGGCTAAGTTGAGTCGTTGCTCAATTAGAACCAGTGGGTCTGGTGAGCGTGATTTGGCCATCTCAATTTGAGCAAGGACATAGTTCCGATATTCCTCGGCACATTCCTGCATTTCCTCAGAGTAGTATTCTAGACTATCAGTTGGGTCACGCGCCTTTCTGCCGAGTGCTTTCTCTACAAGATAGGCACATAGCTCGTGGGCGTCTGTTCCTTCTTGAGCAAAGGTACTTGTCTGATCAGGGATTTCTTCCGTTAGTCGCACACTGGGTGGACAAGCTATCCACCGACTGGCAGAAGAAGCTGAAAGTAGAGCATGGCTAGTCATTACCAATACCTCCAGCCTCTTCAATGACAGCACCGTAGTGTTTCTCATCTAAGGTAGACAGCGATTCAGCACCGTAGGCTTTAAGAAGAGCTTTGACCTCATTTTTAAAGCCATCGCTTGCTTTACTGGCTAAGACTTTACGGACATCTTCTTTGGTAATGGTAGGAGCAGGTTGTTTATCTTCTACCTTGGTTTCCTTTGGACTAAACAGTTCTTGGATTTCAAAACGGATGGATTGATTACGTTCTGTAATTTCAAGAATGTGTCGGTTGTTCTGTTCTAACTCTGAAAACAGGCTATTAATTTTCTTCATTTGACTCATGATTGTCTTCCTCCTTGATTTTAGTAGCGAGTCGTTTTGAGATGACGCTGATGGCGATTAAGGTATCAGCTAATTCTTCGTCATGGGTGACAGTTGTTGGTTTGTCAGTCATTTATGTGACCTCCTCTATTTTTCTAAGAGAACCTCTCTCTACCTTACTAAGTAAGATTGAGAGGAGTTTTTCCGCTTTTCAAGAAAGTTTTTTTAGCATTTTTTATTTCAGCGGTTTTTTATCCCTTACACCTTACTAAGTAACCGTGAGGATAATTTTTCCGCCTTTTGGACAAAATTTTTAAAAAAAATATATTCAGCTCAACTTGTCAACTAAAACAAAAAACAATCTTCCTCAGTATATAAAGGAAGATTATTTTTTTTAAAAAAATTCGATTTGAGCGGAAAATCTGTCACCAACTCTACTTAGTAAGGTAGGAGAGGAAAGCTCTCAAAAAATTATTAAAAATGGAGGAATCAAATGCAACTAACATTATTTACCTCTGGACAGGCTGGAAACCAAACAACCACAGTCTATCCAAACCACATCAAGGTGACTGACGAACAGTCCTTAATCCAAGCTGTCCAATTTGACCATGTAGCTGCGAGTTATCAAAACAACACGCGCTCTACTGTAAACTTTCTTCAATCAGATGTTGTTGTCATGGATATTGATAATGACCACACAGAAAATCCAGACGAGTGGGTCACGGCTGAGATGCTTGAAGAACTCTTCGATGATTACCAGTTTGCCTTGGCAACTAGCCGTAGTCACATGATTGTTAAAGGAACAAAGGTAGCACGGCCAAAGTATCATATCTATTTTCCTATTGATTCAATTACTGATGCTCAAGCCTATGTGGCAGTCAAGGAGGAACTGGCCAACCGATATGGTTTCTTTGATGATAATGCCAAGGACGCAGCACGGTTCTTCTTTGGCAATGCACAAGCAGAAGTTGTTTGGCATGATTCATGGCTCACTATTGATGACATCTTATCTAATGGTTCCGTTGATGAAGAAGAGGACTTTGATGCAGACTTCTACAAACCACCGACTGGGCCGATTACACAAGGTAGTCGAAATAACACCATGTCCGTGTTTGCAGCTAAAATTCTTAAACGACTCGGTGTTACTCAAGAAGCTAGAGCAGGATTTGATGAACAAGCTGAAAATTGTGAACCACCGTTGGATAAAGCGGAGTTAGATACCATCTGGGGCAGTGCAGTACGTTTCTACAATAAAACCATTAAAAGTTCAGAAGGCTACATTTCTCCTGAGGACTTTCAGCGTGGAAGTATGGATCCTGATGATTACTCGGATATTGGAGAAGCAGGACTTCTCGCTCGTGAATTTGGAGATCGAATTGCCTTTACTCGTGAGACAGATTATCTAGCGTATGATGGGAAACATTGGGTTGAAGATGAACAATTGGCTATGCGCCAAATTCATCAATTTCTTGATATGCAGCTGGAGGTTGCTGTTTCAAAACTTGAAGCCGCAAAAATAAATCTTAAATTAGCTGGCGTTGAAGAAAAAGTTATCCGCCAAGGTGGTAAGAAGCTAGAAAATGCTATTGAAACACCAAAACAAATGACTGCTTTTCAGGAATACAAAGGGTGTCTTGAATTCTATAAGTTCGTTATGAAATACCGTGATTATCGAAACCTATCCGCAATAGCAAAAACCGCCAAGCACATGGTTCGAATGAGTGTATCTGACTTAGACAAAAACGAATTCCTACTCAATACACCCGAGGGAACGGTTAATCTTTCTGAAGGACTAAAAGGTATAAAAGACCATGACTCGTCAGATTATCTAACCAAGATGGCTAATGCTTCACCGAGTGATAAAGGCAAGGAACTCTGGCAAGAAACGTTAGAAACCTTCTTTTGCGGTGATCAAGAATTGATTGATTATGTTCAAGCCATTGTAGGAATGGCCGCAATCGGTAAGGTTTACCAAGAACATATGATTATCGCTTATGGCAGTGGAGCAAATGGCAAGTCTACCTTCTGGAACACGATAGCAAGAGTCCTAGGCAATTATTCTGGGAAGTTATCTGCGGATGCTCTTACTATGAGTGTTCGTCGCAATGTCAGCCCTGAGATGGCAGAACTTAAAGGCAAACGTCTCATCATTGCTTCAGAGATGAGCGAAGGTATGCGTCTGAACACTGCCATGGTCAAGCAACTCTGTTCAACAGATGAAATCTTAGCTGAGAAAAAGTACAAAGCACCCTTTCATTTTGTCCCCTCACATACGTTGGTTCTTTACACCAACCATCTACCGAAAGTAGGAGCCAACGATGATGGGATTTGGCGTCGACTGATTGTCATTCCATTCAATGCGAAAATTACAGGTCATTCTGATGTCAAGAATTTTTCTGACTACCTTTATGACGAGGCTTCTCCATCTATTTTGTCATGGATTATTGATGGAGCAGAAAAAGCCATCAAGGCGAACTTTAAGTTGACCCTACCACAGGTAGTTTCTCAGTCTGTTTCAGCTTACCGTGAAGCCAATGACTGGATGGGGCAATTCCTCAACGACTGTTGTGACCTAGACGATAGTTACACTGAGAAGTCGGGTGAACTCTATAGTGAATACCGTGCATACTGCGTTCGCATGAACGAGTACACACGCAGCACTGGAGATTTCTACGCAGCACTATCAAACGCAGGTTACACCAAGAAGAAGACTAAAAAAGGCATGATTGTTCAAGGTCTCAAGCTAAAAGAAGAGGATGATTTCCTCGATTGAGGGGTGCAGGTTGTGCAAGTCGACAGTTTATGACTACCTTTTAAGGTGCAGATGGTGACCATCAAAACAAAACTGTTACTGAAAGTGAATTTTTTTAGTCTGAAACAAAAGTGGAATAGTTTCACGAAACGACTATATCGACCTGCACTTTCGTCAAAAGGTGCAGGTGTCGAAGGTCACATACAAAAGTCGCCATAGGGAGTTTTAGGGTGCAGATGTAGTTGGTCATTTCTATATCTTGTAAATAGTAAAAAAATAAGAATAAAAAGAGATATAGGAAAGTAATGAAATTGAGGTTCTACATCTGCACCCTTGCCCTTGACGCTATATTGAAGAGAGGATTTATATGCTAGAAAAAACAATAGAACAGGAACTGGTGAAACAAGTTAAAAAACGTGGTGGGATTTGTCCTAAGTGGGTGTCTCCGAGTTTTGCAGGTGTGCCAGATAGGCTCGTCTTTCTCCCTGATGGGAAGTTTGGCATGGTGGAAGTGAAGCGACCTAAAGGTAAACCACGAGCTTTACAGATATCAAGGCATAAGCTACTCAAGAAGTTGGGATTCACTGTCTATGTCCTTGATGGGTTTGAACAGATTGGAGGAATTTTGGATGCAATTGAGTCTACATGAATATCAAGTAGTCACCAAAGACTTCATCATTACCCACCCCAATGCGGCAGTCATACTAGATATGGGGATGGGGAAAACGGCAACCACCCTATCAGCTATTGACGAGTTAATCTACGACCGCTTTGAGGTGACAAAGGTCTTGGTTATTGCCCCACTTCGAGTTGCAAGCACAGTCTGGAGTGATGAGATTGAGCAATGGGTTGAGTTTAAACACTTACGCTATTCAAAAATTATCGGCACACCCAAACAACGGCTTGAGGCACTTCAAACTGATGCGGATATCTATATTGTCAACCGTGAGAACCTTCCATGGTTGGTGGAGCAGTGTCAACCTTACTTTAAATGGGACATGGTAGTGATTGATGAATTGAGTTCGTTCAAGTCTTGGAAAAGCAAGCGTTTCAAGGCATTCATGACCATGCGTCCATTTATGAAACGTGTTGTAGGGTTAACAGGAACACCAAGTTCTAATGGCTTGATGGACTTATTCGCAGAGTTTAAGGTCATTGATGGAGGGGAGCGTTTGGGTTACTTCATTACGGAGTATCGCAATCGCTATTTCCGTGAGGGATATGGTCAAGGTCATGTGGTTTATGAGTACATCCCTATGGATTTCGCAGAAGCACAGATTTATGACAAAATCTCTGATATCAGCATTTCTATGAAAGCCTTAGACTATTTGGACATGCCAGAGTTAATCACCACGCGCTACCCTGTGAAAATGACAGACAAAGAAACCAAGGTTTATAAATCTATGAGTCGTGACATGGTTCTACCTTACTTGGAGAATGATGACATTACAGCTTCGAGTGCTGCCAGTCTTTCCCAAAAACTCTGTCAGATGGCAAACGGTACAGTTTACTCTGATAACAAGGAAACAGTGACCATCCATAATCAAAAGTTAGATGCTCTTGAGGATATTGTTGAAGCAGCTAATGGTGAGCCACTCTTATTAGCATACTGGTTTAAACATGACTACGAGCGGATTGTTGAGCTACTGGAAAAATTAAAGGTCAATTTCAAACCCCTCAAAGAGGAGTCAGATATTCGTGACTGGAATGCTGGAAAGATTACAGTTGGACTGATTCATCCAGCCAGCGGTGGTCATGGACTTAATCTTCAAAAGGGTGGTCATCACTTAGTCTGGTTTAGCTTACCCTGGTCACTGGAACTCTACCAACAAACCAATGCTCGCTTATGGCGACAAGGGCAGCGTTCAGAAACAGTTGTGATTCAACATATTATAACTGAAGGGACGATTGATGAAGATATTCTAAAGGCTCTGGCCGATAAGGATGATGCTCAGGAGCGACTGATTAGGGCGGTGAAAGCACAGGTAGGAGGATATCTATGACGGATAAAGTGGAATATATTGCTAAGCATTATCGTGATATGAAAATCAAATTGAGTTTGGTCCAGAATAAACTGTTAAACTATCGCCCCATTTCAGAGGAGAGTGTCATTCAATCTCTTGTCTTTGAAAAAAATGAGCAAGAGAAAGTGAGCAAAACCAAGACCTATGACCGGAGTGAGCTGATTGCTCTTAGCTTCAGGGAAAAGCAAGAACAAGAAAATCAAGAGTATTTGAGTAGTTTGCTTAATACCTATTATTGCTTAAAAGTTGACCTTGAGTACTTTGAACTTGTCATGGACTTGTTGCCAGATGATTTAAAGCCTCTGGCTACAGATTTAATTTACTTAGGCAAGAGTTGGACAGAGCTAGAGGAGGCTTATCAAATGAGTCATTCAACCCTTGCTTATCGCAGACGTAAGATTCTCAAACAGATACGGAAATGTTATCACTGGATGTCTAAAAGTCTTGAACTCAGGGTGGAGGATTATCATATTCCTACCTAGCTTTTACAGTTTGTACTAAATTGGTACTGAATTTGCACTAAATTTGTACCAAAGTTGTACCGATTTGGTACTGATTTTCAACCTAGACCTGTGCTATACTTAAGATGTCGAAAAGTGTAAAGAATTCTCCAGTTATGACTGGCTATTCCTTGGTTTGTACGGTAATATACAGATACAAAAACAAGAGGAGGTCAAGTTCATGACCAGAACAGAAATTTTAACCCACATCGCAAAGAACAGGATTGGAGCAGAAACCTTGGGAACAAGGAACAGCGACAGTTTAGATTTTTATGACGTCAGCGTTTGGGCATTGAAAGAGATGCTTGAACAAGCCTACGAGGCAGGAAGACAAGCCAAATAAAACTAAAGGGTAACCCAAGAAAGGGTTGCCTTTTTTCGTGGAGGAAAACATGATTTTTACCAGTGAACAAGTATCCATGGGACACCCAGATAAAATTTGTGATCAGATTTCAGATGCTATTTTGACGGACTGCTTAAAGCATGACAAAGCAAGTCGAGTAGCCGTTGAAACCTTAATCAAAGATGACAAGGTTATCGTGGCAGGTGAAGTCACTACCAATCATCACTATGACACTATGGCTATTGTGAATTCTGTACTTGAACCGTTGGGAATGTTGAAGTTCCATCTGATTGATTTGATTGGAAAACAGTCCAGAGACATTGCACAAGGTGTAGATAGCGGTGGTGCTGGTGACCAAGGTTTGATGTTTGGGTATGCGACTGATGAAACAAAAGAGCTGCTTCCTATACCTTATGTTCTTGCGACCAAGGCACTTTTAAAGTTGAAAGACCTCGATCATCCTTTGCTTGGTTTGGACGCTAAGGCACAAGTCTCTTACGACTACGTCAAGAAACGAATTGATACCTTTTTGATTTCCACTCAGCATAAGGAAGAAGCAAGTCTTGCCATGGTGACTGGAATTGTTAGTCAAGCCATGCTTGAAGTCGCAAAGGATCATAAACTCAACACCGACTTTAAGATGCTAGTCAATCCTACTGGTCGTTTCGTTCTGGGGGGTAGTCATGCGGATGCTGGAGTGACTGGACGGAAGATTATTGCGGATACTTATGGCGGTGTTTGTCGTCATGGTGGAGGTGCTTTCTCTGGGAAAGACCCAAGCAAGGTTGATCGCTCTGGCGCATACATGGCTAGGAAGATTGCTTGTGACCTCGTTCGAGAAAAGATTGCCAAACGTTGTGAAGTTCAAATTGCCTATGCGATTGGTAAGAAAGAACCAGTGTCTATTTATGTGAATACCTTTGGCACAAGTGACTACTCTGACGACAATATCGTTGAGATGATTCGTGTTCGTTATGATTTATCACCACGAGGAATAATTGAAGAGCTAGACTTGCTGAATGTGGATTACACCAAGACCACTTGTTATGGTCATTTCGGCAAGGCTGACCTCCCTTGGGAAGTGTAGGTGATGAAATGCCAAGACGACCTAACTTACCTTGCAAGCATAACAACTGCAAGCATCTTGTTCCTTACGGTAAACAGTACTGTGAGGAACACGCAAAAGAACACATCCACGATGTCAAGTCAACCAGTGAGAAAGGTTATACTTCCAAGTGGAACAAGGCAAGGACTCGTTTCCTTCGTAAGCATCCCTTGTGTGAACACTGCTTGAAGGAGAGCCTCTACACCAAGGCTGTGGTGGTTGATCATATAGCACCTCACCGAGGTGATGAAACACTCTTCTGGAACGAGAACAACTGGCAAGCTCTATGCAAGTCCTGTCATGATCGAAAGACTATGACGACAGACAGGTATCAAGTTTATAAATACTGACCCCTAGGGGGGATAAAATCTCTACAAACCGCTTGGTTAAAAGACCGGCGCCCCCTCAAACATGAAAAATCGCAAAATTCAAAGGGGGTATACCCTTTTTATACGCTATATTAGCCAACTCCTTGTATATCAAGGTGTTTTTGCTTTTTACTTTTCGTTTACCATACCCAAATAACCTGCTTTTAAGTATAAAAAGTAGTTGAAAAATTTGATATAAATGGGGAGTTTCACCCTTTTGGAAAGGAAAGAGATGTACAGATGGATAATTTTCAACGTGATCAAATTAGAAAGTTACGGTCTCAAGGCCTAGGCTATAGAATTATAGGGAAGATGGTTGGATTAACAAGAGATTCAGTAAGGAATTACTGCAAGAGGAATCCTGATTTATTTGGATATGGCAAAGCAGTTAAACAGATGCTTGAAGATAAAATTTCTGACCAGCCTAAATGTTTAGAGTGCCAGAACAATTTTGAGTTAAATCATAAAGGACGAACCAAAAAGTTCTGTTCAGATAGTTGTCGTCGTATGTATTGGGTAAAGCAGCATCCAGAAAAAGCGGATAGCCATGTTTGTGAACTGTGCGGTAAGACCTTCACAGCTTACGGTAGCCCTACAAGAAAATATTGCAGCAGAACTTGCGCGAGAACATCACGGAGGACATGATGACGAAAGAAAGTATGACGTGGTTAACCTTACCAGTTGACCAACTTAATCCAGCTAGCTATAACCCACGGAAGGCTCTCAAAAAGGGGGACAAGGAATACGAAAAAATTAAACGGTCAATTCAAGAGTTTGGTTATGTCGAACCTATTATTGTCAACTATGATATGACTATCATCGGTGGTCATCAACGCTTGACGGTCTTGAAAGACTTAGGCTTTACAGAAGTCCAGTGCGTTCAAGTTCATATTGAAGATGAAAACAAGGTGAAAGCACTGAATGTTGCCCTAAACAAAATCACTGGTAGCTGGAATGAAGAATTGCTTGCGGATTTGATGTTGGACTTACAAGAAGCCGACTTTGATACAGACCTAACAGGTTTTGAATTTCCAGAAATTGACCAGCTCTTTTCTAAGGTCCATAACAAGGAAGTCAAAGAAGATGACTTTGATGTGGATGATGAACTCAAGAAACCAACGGTTGCTAAACAAGGTGATATTTGGTACTTAGGTAAGCACCGTGTAATTTGTGGTGACTCTACCTTGCCAGAAACTTATACCTCATTGATGGGGGATAAGAAAGCTAACTTAGTTTTGACAGACCCACCTTATAACTGCGATGTTGAAAAGACGGCTGGGAAAATCAAGAACGACAACATGGCAGATGAAGCATTCTATAAATTCTTGTTTGCTATGTTCGTTAATGTTGAACAGAACATGGAGTCCGATGCCTCTATCTATGTTTTTCATGCTGATACGGAAGGGTATAACTTCCGTAAGGCGTTTAAGGATGCAGGCTTTTACTTGAGTGGATGCTGCATCTGGAAAAAGAACTCACTTGTTCTTGGTCGTAGCCCTTACCAATGGCAACACGAACCCTGTCTCTTTGGTTGGAAGAACAAAGGGAAACACCAATGGTTCTCTGACCGTAAACAAACGACCATCTGGGAATATGACCGACCTAAGTCTAGTAAAGACCACCCAACCATGAAACCAGTGCAATTGATGGCTTATCCCATTCAAAACTCTTCTATGCGAGGGACATTAGTCCTTGATCCTTTTCTTGGGAGTGGGTCAACCTTGATGGCTTGTGAAGAAACAGGTCGGATTTGTTATGGTATAGAGTTGGATGAAAAGTTTGTGGACGTGATTGTGAAACGCTACTTTGAAGCGACTGGTGACCAAGCTATCAAGGTTGTGAGAGATGGTAAAGAAATCAATTTTTCAGGGTTAGTTGAGGTGACCGTATGACGCAGTTGACCTTTATTGATTTCTTCGCAGGCATTGGTGGCTTTAGACGTGGGCTTGAGTTGGTGGGCATGACTTGTATCGGTTATTGTGAAAAGGATAAGTTTGCGGTAAAGAGCTACCAAGCTATGTATGATACGGAAGGAGAATGGTTTAGAGATGACATTACAACACTCAAGGCAGATGACATTCCAAAAACAGATATATGGACTGCGGGAAGTCCTTGCCAAAATGTGTCTATCGCAGGAAAGCGAGCTGGACTACGAGCTGAAAGAAGTGGACTCTTTTTTACACTCGTTGACCTCCTCAAGAGCCAAAGTGAGGAAGATAAGCCCGAGTGGCTCATCCTTGAGAATGTTAAGGGACTTTTATCAAGTCGCAGAGGAGTCGATTTCCTCGACTATCTCCTTGAACTGGACGAAGCAGGGTACGACCTTGAATGGCAAGTGTTCAATTCCAAAGATTACGGAGTTCCTCAAAATCGAGAACGAGTCTACACTATCGGACATCTTAGAAGTAGAGGTAGACGACAAGTATTACCTCTCCAGCCAGAAAGCAGTGGCAATCTTAAGCAACTTGTAGGAGGAATGCAGTCCTATCGAGTTTATAATACGGACGGTATTTCTACAACTTTGGTTGGCACTGGTGGCGGTGTTGGGGCGAAAACAGGGCTTTACTTGATTGACCAATCCACAACCAAACCCAAACTAACTGATCAAGCACGTTGCATTACAGCACGTTACACTGCAGGCTCTACAAAGCGTACAGCTATGAACTCTGGTGTGATGGAGGTCCAGCCTATTTTAACTCCAGACCGAGTGAACAAACGTCAAAATGGTCGTCGATTAAAAGAGGAAGGTGAGCCTATGTTTACCTTAACCTCCCAAGACCGACACGGAGTCGTTGAAGGAATTAAGGTAAGAAATGGTACAAAGCAGGGGTACCAAGTTGCAGAACTTGGTGACTCTGTTGATTTGTCTTACCCAGCATCTCAAACAAGACGAGCTAGAGTAGGTAAAGGCATCGCCCATAACCTTTCTTGCAGTGGTCAAATGGGAGCGGTGGTCTGGAATGGTCGAATGGTTAAAATCAGACGATTGACACCCCGTGAGTGTTTTAGACTTCAAGGTTTCACTGATGACCTCTTTGAGAAAGCTCAAGCCGTAAACTCTGATGCTCAACTATACAAACAAGCGGGAAACGGTGTAACAGTAACTATTGTTTATGCGATTGGGAAGGCTATTCTTTCTTGCTCAAATCTTATCTGATTACTGGATAGTGTTTGGGACTAATGGTAATATACAGCTACCCAAAGAAAGGATGGTCTTTATGAACAATAGCGCAAAAGAAAGAGTTGAACGCCTATACCCAGTTGGTTGTCGAGTAAAACTTCTTGAAATGGATGACCCATTTCCACCACCAATTGGAACGCTTGGTACTGTCTATGGGCATGATGATTTAGCTTCAGTTTTAGTTCATTGGGATAATGGCAGTGGGTTGAGCGTCGTCTATGGAGTGGATAGGATAGTAAAGGTGGACTAAGACTATGTGGGAGATGGTAGTCATTGATAGAGCAGGGAGACATTATGTTTGCGATTTGCTCAGAGAATTTTCAACTGATCCAAGTTATATCAATGGTGAGTGGATTGCTCATTTGACATTAAAACGTGATGGCCATCTTGTGCATGCTTACCATCGTGGGGTTTCATTAGATGAAATGGATACTCTGGATAGGGAAGTTTGTAAAGAAATAATAGCCGATTATAATTGATAATAGTGCGCTTATAACTGGCTATTAATCTCCTTTAGAGGTAATATGTTCACAACAAAAGAAGCGGAGAACAAAAAATGTCAACATCCACAACACTTGAAAAAATGTATTCAAACTATGGAGCAACCTCAAGTATCATCCCTTACATAGATTGGGTGATTGTAGCTTTCAATGGATACAAAGGAGTTGGACTTCATATCTATGAAACCATAGATAGCCTAAAGGATTATGATAAATTTGAAAGAAAGTTTGACAGAATAATTGAAGCTGAGGAATCATTCCAAGATTTGGATCATGCAGTAAAATGAGCTTTTGAACAATTACAATAAACCGAAAGGGTCTCGCAAGAGCCCTTTTTGCGTGTCAGAATATGGAAGATAGGAGGTGAACGGCCTGGCACAGCGTGGACGTAAACCAAAACCAACTGATTTAAAAGTTCTTGAAGGTAATCCAGGCAAGCGTCCTCTCAACCATAAAGAACCTAAACCAACTAAAAAAGCTCCTCGATGCCCTTCTTGGCTTGAAGAGGATGCTAAGAAAGAATGGAAACGCATGAGTAAGGTGCTTGAATCAATGGGGCTTTTGACGGATATGGATATGACTGCTTTTGCAGGATACTGTCAGGCCTATGCCAGATGGAAAGAAGCAGAAGAGTTTCTAACCAAGCACGGTTCTATTATTAAAACACCGAACGGTTACCTCCAGCAGGTTCCTCAAGTTTCTATTGCTCAAACCAACATGAAAATCATGCTCAAGTTCTCAGAGCAGTTCGGTCTAACACCTTCTGCTAGAAGTCGTATTCAAGCTGATAATGGAGATGGGGAACAAGATGAAATGGAAAGTCTCTTGAGGGAGGTATAGGATGACTTATCACTATAAACCAAGTCCTTTTATGTTGCCTACCTCACACTACGATGAGAAGAAAGCGGATAGGGCGGTAGCCTTTATCCAAAATCTTAAACACACCAAAGGGAAGTGGGCAGGTAAGCCCTTTTTACTCTTACCATGGCAAGAACAAATTATTCGAGATTTGTTTGGAATTGTGAAAGAGGATGGAAACAGACAGTTTCTCTCTGCCTATGTTGAGATTCCAAAGAAAAATGGTAAGAGTGAGCTTGCGGCTGCCATTGCCCTCTATCTGTTATATGCGGATGGTGAAGCCAGTGCTGAAGTTTACGGTGCAGCCTGTGATAGAAACCAAGCCTCCATTGTATTTGATGTGGCCAAACAAATGGTTGGAATGTCAAACCCACTAAACAAACGCTCCAAAATCATGGGTGCAACTAAACGCATTGTCAATTACAACAATGCAGGTTTTTACCAAGTGCTATCTGCGGAGACTGGGACAAAGCATGGTCTTAATGTTTCAGGTCTTGTCTTTGACGAAATCCATGCTCAACCCAATCGCCACCTCTATGATGTCCTTACCAAAGGTTCCGGTGATGCGCGTGAACAACCCCTGTTCTTTATCATCACAACCGCTGGTACAGATAAGAATTCTATCTGTTATGAACTGCATACCAAGGCACTGGATATTTTATCTGGTCGGAAGAAAGATGAGACCTTCTACCCAATTGTTTATGGCCTAGCTAATGATGAGGATTGGCAGGATGAAGAAAATTGGTATAAGGCAAATCCATCATTGGGTCACACCATTCAGATTGACCGTGTGCGTGAAGCCTATCGAAATGCCATCGACAATCCAGCTGAAGAAAATGTTTTTAAGCAACTCCGTTTGAATATGTGGACAAGTTCCACTGTGACGTGGATTGCGGAACATGTCTATGACAAAGGAAATAGACCGATAGTTGAAAGTAGTCTGCTTGGTCGAGAGTGTTATGCAGGGCTTGACTTATCAAGTACGTCTGACATTACTGCCTTTGTTTTAGTGTTTCCACCACGGACTGAGGATGAATCTTACATTGTGCTGCCCTACTTTTGGTTGCCAGAAGACACGCTACCTTTGAGATGTCGACGTGACCATGTTTTTTATGATGTTTGGGAACGTCAAGGCTATCTCAAAACAACCGAGGGGAATGTAGTGCATTATGGCTTTATTGAGCGTTTTATCGAAGACTTATCTACTAAGTTCAATATCAAAGAAATAGCCTATGACCGTTGGAATGCGACGCAGATGGTTCAAAACTTGGAAGATATGGGCTTAACTGTTGTGCCATTTGGTCAGGGATATAAGGATATGTCACCACCATCTAAGGAACTCTACAAGCTCATGATGGAGGGTAGAGTAACACACGCTGGACATCCAGTCTTGAAATGGATGGCTCAAAATGTGGTCATGAGACAAGACCCAGCTGGAAATATCAAGCCAGACAAGGAGAAGTCGGTAGACAAGATTGATGGAATTGTAGCTCTCATAATGGGGCTAGACCGTTGTATCCGTCACAAAGGTGATGATGGCAGCATTTACGACCAGCGAGGAATTTTGAGTTTTTAGAAGGAGGCTCTATGGGAATCTTAGAATTGATTGGCTTAAAGAGGGCAAGAGACAAACCGACCAACTCGTATGAGGGGTCGGATTTTTCGTACCTCTTTGGACGAACCACATCAGGGAAGAACGTCAATGAAATGACAGCTCTTCAAACTACAGCAGTCTATGCCTGTGTGCGAATTTTAGCTGAGGCAATTGCCAGTCTCCCCATTCATGTTTACAAGCATACGGATGAAGGCAAGGAACAAGATGTTAATCATCAGCTCTATTACCTACTTCATGATGAACCCAATCCAGACATGACTTCCTTTGTCTTTCGTGAGACACTCATGAGTCACCTCTTGATTTGGGGAAATAGCTATGCCCAGATTATTCGTGATGGAAGAGGACAAGTCTTAGCCTTGTATCCTTTGCTGCCAGATAGGATGACGGTTAAGAGAGATGATAAGGGTGAACTTTACTACATGTATCAACGGAGTGAAGAAGATAACCCGAACTTCAAAGATAAAGGAAATATCATTCTCAAAAAAAGTGAGGTTTTACATGTTCCTGGCCTTGGCTTTGATGGTTTAATTGGCTACTCACCGATTGCTATGGCAAAAAATGCCGTTGGTATGACCTTGGCGACTGAAGAGTATGGTGCATCATTCTTTGCGAATGGTGCGAATCCCGGAGGTGTCTTAGAGCACCCCGGTATTCTTAAAGACCCCAGTAAAGTCAGAGAGTCATGGAATCAGGTCTATCAGGGAACAAATAACAGCCATAAGGTAGCGGTTCTTGAAGAAGGGATGAGTTATAAGACCATTGGGATTCCACCCAATGAGGCACAGTTCTTAGAGACACGTAAGTTTCAAATCAATGAGATTGCACGGCTCTATCGGATTCCACCTCATATGGTCGGTGACTTGGAGAAATCTTCCTTTTCAAATATTGAACAACAATCCTTGGAGTTCGTAAAGTACACGCTAGACCCTTGGGTGGTTCGATTTGAACAAGCCTTTCAAAAAGCTCTACTTTTACCTGATGAGAAGAGGACCTACTTTATCAAATTCAATGTGGATGGCTTGTTACGAGGGGACTATCAAAGTCGAATGAACGGATATGCCATAGGCCGTCAAAATGGTTGGCTATCAACTAATGATATTAGACGCTTAGAGGACATGAACCCACTTTCAAAAGAAGAAGGTGGTGACCTTTACTTGGTCAATGGCAACATGACCAAGTTAGAAGACGCAGGAGGTTTTATCAAAGATGCGTAAATTTTGGAATTGGGTCAAAAATGAGGGGGAACGAACCCTCTTTTTGAATGGTGTGATTGCCAGTGAATCTTGGTTTGGTGATGAGGTAACTCCTCAACTCTTTAAAGATGAACTGCTTTCAGAACAAGGAGATATCAAGCTTTGGATTAATAGCCCAGGTGGAGATGTCTTTGCGGCTGCTCAGATTTATAACATGTTAATGGATTATAAAGGGGCAGTCACCGTAAACATTGATGGCATTGCGGCTAGTGCAGCATCCGTTATTGCTATGGCTGGAACAACTGTAAACATGAGTCCAGTCTCTATGATGATGATTCATAATCCGGCCACTTTTGCGAGTGGTGACAAACGTGAAATGGAAAAAGCCATTCAGCTCCTAAATGAAGTGAAAGAGTCCATTATCAATGCTTATGAGATTAAGACCTCTCTGAGCCGTCAGAAGCTCTCAAACCTCATGGACGGAGAGACTTGGCTTAATGCTAAAAAGGCAGTTGAGCTAGGTTTTGCGGATCAGATTATCTTCGATGGTAGTCATGACAACGATGAACCACAAGATGCCTATGCATTTTCCATGCAGACAGTAACCAATCAAGTGGTCGCCAAGTGTGAACAGTTGATAGATAACCCCAAGGTTGCGGTAAGCACCTTAGAAAAACGACTACAGTTATTAAAACCCTAGGAGGACTTTATACGATGGATAAAATTTTAGAGCTACGAGAAAAACGTGCCAAGGCTTGGGACAAAGCCAAGAATTTTTTGGATTCATGCCGTGATGAAAAGGGGATGATTTCGCAAGAAGATAGTGAACGTTACGATAAGCTGGAACAAGAAGTGGTTGACCTCGGAAAAGAGATTGACCGTTTGGAACGCCAAGAACGTATTGAGCGTGAACTGTCACAGGCAACAACTGCAGCAATTGTCTCTCAACCACGTACAGAAGCTGGTGGAGACGAAAAGACAGGAACTGCCTCAACAGTTTACAACCAGTCATTCTGGAAAAATGTACGTCAGAAGAACTTCTTTGATGTGAACAATACCTTAAACATCGGAAACGATGGTCAAGGTGGTTACTTGGTTCCTGATGAATACGAGAATCGCTTGATTAAGGCACTTGAAGAGGAGAACTTCTTCCGTCGTCTGGCTACCATTATCAAGACCTCAAATGGGGAACGCAAGATTCCAGTCGTCACAGGACATGGTACGGCTGCTTGGATGGATGAAAATGGCACTTACCCAGAGGGTGAAGAAACCTTTGGTCAAGTGACTCTTGGTGCTTACAAGGTAGGGACAGCTATCAAGATTTCAGAAGAGTTGATTCATGACTCCGTCTTTGACCTTGAATCCTATATGGCTGAGGAGTTTGCTCGTCGTATTGGGTCTAAGGAAGAAGAAGCCTTCTTGATTGGTGACGGTTCAGGAAAACCAACAGGTGTCTTTACCACAGTAACTGAAGGGGTCACATCGTCTGGTGCAAGCATCACCTTTGATGATGTCATGGACCTTTACCATTCCCTCAAGTCACCTTACCGTAAGAATGCTGTGTGGATTCTTAATGATTCCACCGTTAAGGCTCTTCGTAAGTTGAAGGACAACAATGGGAATTACATCTGGCAGCCGTCTGTTCAAGCAGGTGTGCCTGATATGATTTTGAACCGCCCTTACTATACGTCAAGTTATGCCCCAGAGATTGCTTCAGGAAATAAAGTGCTTGCCTTTGGTGATTTCTCCCATTATTGGATTAGTGACCGTCAAGGACGTAGCTTTAAACGTCTCAATGAACTTTATGCGACTAGCGGTCAAGTAGGGTTCTTGGGTAGCCAGCGTGTGGATGGTAAGTTGGTCTTGCCAGAAGCCGTTAAAGTCATGACCATGAAGTAGGTCACCCATGGTCACAGTACTTGAAGCACGGATATACCTTCGAGTGGATGTTACGGAAGAAGATAGCTTGATTAGCTCTTTGCTTGAAACAAGTGAAGGACTCTGTCAAGAAATCTTGCGAGTGGACAATTTGGAGAGTTTTGACGACTCTCCTCTTTTACGCTCTGCCATTCTTTATGCGACAGCTTATCTCTTCGAACACCGTGAGGAGGCAGACCATAAAGCACTTAAGGGAACACTCTATCATCTACTAGGTGGTTTACGAAAAGAGGTGTTCTGATGAAGATTGCACCTTTAAACCAACGAGTTACGTTTGAAGAGCGTCAGATTGTACAGGATGAGATTGGTAACGAACGCAGTAACTGGCATCCCTTCTTTTCTAGATGGGCAAGTGTAAATCTAGCTAACTATGATGAGGTCTTTGATGCTAGAACGACTCAGACCAAGGTTCAGTTAGTTGTGACTTTACGGTACGATAGGCAACTTGCAAATCTTGATACTAAACAGGTGCGTTTGGTTTTCGAGGGGAAATCTTACAATGTTCTGTCCCTAGATCATGTCCAGTTTAGTCACCAACTGATAAAGCTACGAGTGGAGGAAGAAGATGAAGGCTGATGAATTAAGTAAGGCAATTGAGAGAGAACTAACTGATTACTTAGAAACGAGCACTGATATTGTCAGAAATACCGTTGATGAAGTGGTTGAAGAGGGTGTCTCTAAACTCAAAATCACCTCTCCCAAGAAGTCAGGTCGATACAGTCGTGGCTGGAAGTCTAAAACAACAACTGACAGTCCAACAGGTAAGACAAGCACCATTCACAATACCAAAGGTCAGTTGACGCATCTTCTTGAGAAGGGCTATGCCAAAGTCAATGGTGGCAGGGTTGCAGGGCGACCACACATTGCCCCTGTTGAAGCTGAACTCATGAATAAATTTGAGAAGACCTTAAAGGAGAGATTATGACACCAGAAAAAGTCATTGCTTTGATTCGTACAATTGGACTACCGTCTGCTTATCATCACTTTGAAGAAGGTCATAGTCCAAAGCCACCTTACTTGGTCTATCATTTTCCATCTTTTGAACATTATGGGGCAGATAATGGTGTCTATCATAAGCAGTTGGAGTGTGACCTTGAATTGTATACATCGCTCAAGGATATAGCTACAGAACAACAAGTGGAGCAAGTCTTGGATACTGCTCCTTTTTATTATGACAAGGTAGAGGTTTACCTTCCAAGTGAGAAACTCTATCAAGTCACCTATTCATTTACATTTTAGCGAGGTAATTTTATGGCTGATGCAAATAAAGTAACCTTTGGTTTACAGGATGTTCACTGGGCAGAAGTAACCAAGGAAGGTGCCGATGGAGCTTTAACCTATGGCACAATTGAACGTTTACGTGGGGCAGCAGAACTAATACTTGAACCCACTGGTGAATCTGGCTCTTACAAGGCAGATAACATCAACTTCTATACAACTGAGTCTAATGACGGCTATACAGGAACGCTTAAGGTTGCACTTTTGACCCAAGACTTCTTGACACGAGTCCTTGGTGAAAGTTTGGATGCAACGACAAAAGTGGTGACTGAAATCGCAAACTCTGAGAAGAAGAACTTTGCCTTAATGTTCCGCTTTGAAGGAGATAAGAAAGAGACATTTCACATTCTCTATTATTGTTATGCTAGTCGTCCTACTGTTAGTTCTAAGACCAAAAGTGGTAGTGATATCAACGAGGTAGAATTGAACTTCACCGCAAGTCCACGTCCACTTGATAAGGTTGTCCGTAGACGAACGACCGAGGAAACACCTGATGAAGTCCGTAACAACTGGTTCAAAAAGATTTTTGAACCAACAACTCAAGCTACTAGTGGAGGTCGCTAATGCAAAGACAAATTCAACTTTCTGGAAAGACCTACACACTGACGAGTAATGCATATACCCCTATTGCCTACAAGTTAGCCTTTGGCAAAGACTACTTCCAGGATCTCTTCCAAATGCTTCAAGCAAAGTCACTCTTGAATAAGTTGAATGAATTGGAAGAGGGGGAAGAATTGACCTCAAAGGATATCGATTTGGATATTTTGTCTAATTTTGACATGACTTTTTTCCACCGACTATTTTGGGTCTTTGCCAAGTCGCACAATCCAAAGGTTAAACCGTTTGAGGAATTCTTCATGGATATGGAGAGCTTTCCCTTGCAAGTAGTAGGACCCGTACTAATGGAGATGTTAAACCAAGGGATGACGACTCAAAAAAAGTCGATGAAACAGCGTCAGCGAGTGAGGAAGTCTTCACAGTAGAAAGCTACCTGTCTTGTTGCAAGGAGACGGGTCTTTCTATTGATGACTTAAAGCATTTGTCTATTGGTATGGCATTAGACTACCAGACAGATTATATTGCACTGAGATCAACTGAACCTAAGACCAGACGAGCAACTCAAGTGGACTTTGATAACTTCTAAGATTTAAGGGAAGGAGGGAGACATGGCTGGAAAGATTAAAGGAATCACCATTGAGATTGGTGGTGATACCGCCCCCTTACAAAAAGCCCTACAAGGTGTTAATAGGGAAGCAACCACATCAACTCGAGAATTAAAACAAATCGATAAGGCACTCAAGTTTGATACTGGGAATGTCACCCTCCTTACTCAGAAACAGGAAGTTCTAGCTAAACAAGTCACTACGACTAAAGAAAAGCTAGAGATACTTAGGCAAGCTCAATCTCAAGTTGAAGCCCAGTTTCAAAATGGAGAGATAGGGGCTGACCAGTACCGTGCTTTTCAACGTGAGTTAGAAACGACTCAGAATGTTTTAAAAGGCTATGAATCAAAACTTGAGTCAGTTAACCAAACACTCGGAAGTCATGGCAACAGGGTCGAGACTACCAAGGATAAACTCAATCAACTCGAAACTGAACAAGCTCAGTTGGCATCTGAAAGTGAGAAGTTGAATTCTTCCTTCAAACTCCAAGAGAGCCAACTGGGGTCTAATGCATCTGAAAGCGAAAAGCTAGCGCTTGCTCAAAAGAAAGTCTCTGCTCAATCTGAGTTGGTGGAACGTCAGATTTCTAACTTAGAGAAACAGTTAGAATTAACCAAGAGTGAGTATGGTGAGAACTCAGTTGAAGCCAATAAACTAGAAAAGACCTTGAATGAAACCAAGGTCGCCTACAACCAACTCCAAAATGAGATGGAGGAGATGGCATCTAGTTCGACTGTCGCTAAGGACAGTCTCTCTGAAACCAATCAACTCCTTAAAGCTGACATACTCATAGAGTTCAGTGATAGACTGGGTGAACTATCACAGAAACTGATTGAGTTCGGACAAAATGCTTTAGATGCGTTTCGTCAAGTTGATGAAGGCATGGACATCATTGTGACTAAAACAGGTACTACTGGTGATAGTCTTGATGAAATGACGGCTATCGCAAAGCAGGTTGCAGTCGCAATAGCTGGAGCAGGATTTGAAGAGGCAGGTAGTGCGGTAGGTGAAGTTAACACTCAGTTTGGATTGATGGGTGAGAGCCTTCAAGTGACGGCAGAAGACCTCTTGAAGTTCTCACAAATCAATGGAAGTGATGTCACTAACGCTACTATTAAGTCTAAACAAGCACTAGAGGCTTATGGACTATCCGTTGACTGGTTGAGCGATGTTCTTGATAGTGTGACCTATGTTGCACAAGCGACAGGAGTATCCGTTGATGATTTGATGAACAAGGCGATAGATGGTGCGCCACAGATTAAGGCTTTAGGACTAGCCTTTGATGAAGGTGTTGCTTTAATCGGTCAATTCGAGCAAGCTGGGGTTGATTCCTCAGCTGCTTTGTCGTCTCTTTCTAAGGCAGCTGTCAATTATGCCAAAGATGGAAAAAGTCTTGAAGAAGGGTTGAAAGGTACGATTGAAGCCATTCAAAATTCTACCAATGAGACAGAGGCTCTAACGCTGGCATCTGATATTTTTGGGTCAAAAGCTGCTCCAAGAATGGTGGATGCCATTAAGCGTGGGGCTTTTTCATTTGATGAATTGTCAGGCACGGCTGAAAAGGCTGCAGGTGTGGTATCAACTACCTTTGAGTCCACACTTGACCCTATTGACCAATTTGAAGCAGCTCAAGAAGAAATGACATTGACCATGGCTGACATAGGTGGTGTGATTGCAGAGACATTAGCTCCGATGCTTATGTTTCTTGTGGACTTGGTCAAACAAGTCATGGAATGGTTTAATGAACTTTCTACTCCTATTAAACAAGCTATCGTGCTTTTCGGTGGCATTGTCACCGTCATTGGTTTACTCTTACCAGTCATTCTAGCCTTGCAGGCTGCAGCTGTTGCGATGGGAACGACAATTGGTGGCATGATTGTGGCGGCGGCTCCCATTGTTGGAACAGTCTTGGGAATTGCGGCAGTGATTGCCGTCTTAGTAGCAGGAGTGATGCATCTCTGGCAAACCAATGAAGGGTTTAGAAAGGCAGTCTTGACCATTTGGCAGGCTATTTCTGATTTTATTGGCTCTGTTATCCAAGGGATTTCAGATGTCATTCAGAATATTTGGGGGACTCTAGTCACTTGGTGGACAGAGAATCAAGCCCTTATTCAAGAAACGGTATCAGTAGTATGGAATACCATATCAAGCGTGATTCAAACTGTCATGGGGATGCTTGGTCCTTATCTTGAAGGCATGTGGGCAAATATCCAGTTGGTTATTACAACAATTTGGGAAGTGATAAAAACTGTTGTTGAGACTGCTATCAACGTGGTTCTCGGTATCATCAAGGCAATCATGCAGATGATTACTGGTGATTGGAGTGGCGCATGGGAAACTATCAAGTCTATTTTCTCAACTGTTTGGACAGCTATCCAACAAATAGTTACGACCATTCTATCTGCTATTTCTCAGTATATTAGCAACACTTGGAACGGAATTGTAGGGACGATGTCGAATCTGCTCGGTAGTATTCAATCGACTGTCTCGAGTGTTTGGCAATCTATCTCCTCAACTGTTTCATCAGTATTGAATAGTATTTCTGGCACTGTTTTTAGCATTTGGCAGTCGATACGCTCAACCATTTCAAATGCCATTAATGGGGCAAGAGATGCCGTATCGTCTGCTATCAATGCCATCAAAAATCTCTTTAACTTCCAATTTAAGTGGCCACATATTCCCTTGCCACATTTCTCTATTTCTGGGTCTGCTAATCCCCTTGATTGGTTGAAGGGCGGGCTTCCTAAAATTGGAGTTGAATGGTATGCCAAGGGTGGGATTTTAACTAAGCCTACCGCATTTGGTCTGAATGGAAACCAAGTCATGGTTGGTGGTGAAGCAGGAAGAGAAGCCGTTATACCACTCAACAGACAAACTCTTGGAGAGATTGGTCGAGAAATAGCTGCAACGATGGAGGGTTCTGGTATTGAAATTACCATTAACATTTCTGATGTAACTGTTCGTGAAGAGGCAGATATTGAGCGACTCAGTGACCAAGTTGCCAAACGCATGATGCAAGCTTTACAAAGACAAAAAGAATTGAAAGGAGTGGTGGTATGATTAAACACAACGCATTAGTGATAGGTGGCACATCAACCACCTCTTTTCCATGTAAGGTCATTGTCGAGACAAGCCCAAGCCTTATGATTGGTAAGACCAAAACTGTTCTTCAAGAGCACCGAGGGCTAAGTGGTGCTCTGGTTCAAAGCAATAAGAATCGCAGTACGATTGATAAGACTTATCAGATTTACTTGGTGAAACCAAGTGAGGACGACCTCAATCGCTTTTCAGCTTTACTTGCCAAAGAACAATTCTGGCTTGAAAATGAACAAGAAAAATCAACTCGTCTTTGGTGCTATAAGGTTGATGTTGGTAGCTTTAATAAGGATAAACAGGGCGTTTATGCTCTTGAAGCACATTTCATTTGTCATCCGACACGGTATTTTAAGAATACTGATAGTCAAACATTTACACAGAACGGTACTCTAAAGTTACAAGGTACAGCTCTTGCTTATCCAAAGATTACGCTTAATGGTCAATCAAGTACAGTGACGACTTTTACAATTGGAAGTCAGGTTATCCGACTAGCAAATATTCCAGGTAAGTTAGTCATGGAGAATAGTCCCAATAAACCTTCATTTAAGACAACTGCTGGACGGAATGTTCAGTGGTCTGGTGATTTCATCACTTTAGACCCAAGCCGAGGTCAAAATATAGGTGTGGTGCTTGGCGCAGGCATCACTTCTTTAACTATTGAAACGGTCTGGGGGTGGGTGTGATGTTATTCTTACATGATGCAACTTTAAGAGATTTGACATGGAATGGGGAACCTCTCTTTGAAGCCAGTCGAGCGGAACTGAAAGAGGTTCTAAATGGAGAATGCCAACTAAAGGTTGTCTATCCTATCACAGATTCAAAACTCATTGAAAAATTGGTTGTCGATAAACTTATCTCTGCGCCAAGTCCAACTCTAGGAAGACAGTTTTTCAGAATTAAGTCACTTACTGAAGAAGATGATGCTTTAGAGGTTCTCTGTGACCCCATCTCTGATGACGTTATGAAGCGGCGAATCCGACCGATGGTGGTCAATGGCACTGATTGTCAGACTGCACTTAACCGTATGGTCGCATCCAGTCGCACTCGTTTGGGGGACTTTCTTTTTGAGAGTGATATTACAACTCCTCATGTCTATACCTCTGAGGAGGAAGAAACCCTTTATACCGTCTTAATGGATGGGAAACACTCTATTTTAGGTACATGGGAAGGCGAGTTGGTTCGAGACAACCGATTAATTGCCATTAAACAACGCAGGGGTGAGGATAAAGGTGAAGTACTTTCTACCCACCATAATATTTCTTCTTACCAAAGAGAGTTGGATGCATCGGCAGTTTATACTCGTGTGATTGTACACTCAACTTTCAAACCAGAAGGAGAAAAAGAAGACCGCCACCTTGAAGTTACTGTTGATAGTCCCTTGATAAATTACTATCCTTACATCAATGAGGTCGTGTTTGAGAATAATCAACTAACTGACATTGGATCGATGAAAGCATGGGCTAAAGCCAAGTTTACTCATGAAAGCATTGATAAGGTTAAGGACAGTTTAACCATTAAGGCTTACCAAGTTGATGGCACAACGCTTCACCTTGGAGATACGGTTTCTATCAAGTCTAAACTGCACAAGGCAGACTTTAAAAAGAAGGTTGTTGGTTATACCTGGGATGCTTTATCTGAAAGTTATATCGACTTTACTTTTGATGATCAGGTTGTTTATGGTGGTGCAAGTCAATCTACTATGAACAGCTTGGCATCAGAAATACTTCATGCCAACGACCATGGTTTATCTGCCATTCAAGCTGAGATTGATGCTAGTAACCGACGGTTTGACCTAAAAGAGGGAAAACTCCATGAGGAGATTGAGTCTGGTATTTCACGAGCAGAAGCCAAAGCAGAAGAACAAGTAGCACAAGTCAGTCAAACCATTTCAGTTCTTCAAGAGAAAGCAAAACAACTATCTGATTTAAGCAGTCACCATGATTCCGTTCTAGCTAGTCATCTCAGTAAGCTAAACGAAACCACTGAACTTGCCAAAGTAGCTAAACAAGAAGCAGTGACTGCTCAAAACCTAGCTAAAACGAGTCAAACTGCTGCTTCAAACGCTTTGTCCAAAGCAATGGAGTATCGAAATGAAGCTATCGCAGAGGCTACTCGACTTGATGGTGTTCAGAGACAAGCGCTAGTCGGTCAGATTGCGACTGCAAAGACCCAAGCAGTTGGTGAAGCTAGTCAGCTGATTGAGAAAGCGAAGACACTTTTAAATCAACAGGTTTCAACTGTATCGACTGAACTGATGAAAACCAAGGACGCCATTAGACTTCTTGCCACAAAGACGGAAGTCACAGAGATAAGTAAACGTGTCTCAAGTGCAGAATCGAGTCTACAGGTTCAAGCAGGACAAATCGCAACAAAGGCCAACAAAGTTGATGTAGATGCCGTAAGTGGAAGACTGACATCAGCTGAAAGTACCATTCAGCAACAAGCAAATGAAATCTCTCAACGTGTAAAAACGACTGATTTCACTAAGGCGACTCAGCGTTTGTCAACTGCGGAGAGTTCAATTACCCAGTTAGGTAATCGAATCACTACTGAAATTAGTGAAGTATCTGGAAAGATTGATAGCTTAAAAGTTGGTAGTCGTAACTATGCAGAGGATTATGACTTTTCAAGAGGACTTTGGGAGTATAGCCAAGGTGATACATCACCGCAAAACTGGACTGTCAAGGATGGAGTGTACACAGTAACGACCACAACGAACACTTGGCATCAGCTTCAAATCCATTCTGAAAGTGGTAGTAGGTTGGGTGGAAAAGCTGATAGTCTTGCTCTACTTGAACCTAAAATTGGTGAAACGTACACCTTATCTGTCGAAGTTAAAGTAAATTCTGGTGATCCAAACTTTTGGGTAGAAGTTCGGGATAATGGTAAGTCTAACTACAATCACGTAGTCACACATATTGGAGGTAGTAGCAAATTTACCCAAGCAACTAATGAGTGGGTAAGATATAGCTTTACTGGTGTCTTTAAGTCAAACAGTGACTTTGGTCATCGCAGAATTATTCTTGGATATACTGCTATTGGTTCGCTTTCTTTTAGGAAGGTAGAACTGACGCACAGCACTATTTTTACTGATGCAGGTCCTGCTCCAGAAGATGCAATGTCAGAGATTGAAACTGCTAAAACCACAATTACTCAAACGGCCCAAGGGGTTAGTCAGCTTTCTACCAAGGTTACACAAGCAGAAGGCAAACTCACGACTGCTGAAACCAAAATCAATCAACTAGTGGGTGATGTAAGCTCAAAAGTATCCAAGACTGACTATGATAACTTGAAAAAGACGGTCACTAGTCAAGGTACTGCCATCACTCAAGCCAACAGTGCGATTGCCCTCAAGGCGGAGAAAACCTTTGTGGACGGTATAAAAACAAAGGCTGATAGTGCTAAAGCAACGGCCAGTGATGCCTTGTCTAAAGCTCAGACCAATAGTCAAACCATTAGCCAGACAAAGGCTGCGTTAGAAGTTGCCAATTCTGTTATTCAGTCTAAGGTTTCTCAGACTGACTTTAATGTAGCGACTAAGCGCCTAGCTACAGCTGAGACGACCATTACACAACAAGCAGGAGAAATCTCAAAACGCTTGACTAGTACACAAGTGGAAAGTGCTATTATAGCTAAAGGGTATCAGACGAAATCACAAGTTGATTCTAATATCACTGCGCGAGGTTACCAAACCAAAGCACAAGTAGACAGTAATATTACAGGTCGGAATTTGGTCACCACAACAGTTCTTGATAATCGAGTGACGGAAACAGTCAACGGTTATACGAGAGAAATTAGTCGAGTGGAAGGTTTGATTCCTATTGATGTTTCTGAGAGAAATCTAGCCAAGGGCTCTTCTAATGACTGGGGCACCTATACGAATATTACATCAAATTCAAACTGGATTCATCATTTAACCAATGTGCCATATGGTGGTTATGGAAATACTGGTATCGTGACAGGTACTAAAGTGAATCTCTTTGTACATATCGGTGTTGATAGTTTAGTACTTGATTCAACTATCACCAATCCTCGCATCACAATTCAGGGGGCAGGATATAAGAAAGCTGACAACGCCAAAGTTTGGTCTGCTACCGCAAATCCCCTACATGGCTCTTGGACTTCACCTTTGAAAGCTGGCAATAACTACTTCGTGGTCAAAGTAACAAAGACTGTTCAAGCTGACGGCTATAACATTTATAAGAACTTTGACATTGAGGTTCGCATTGATGGTGTGACCACTGGGAAGTTACGCATTAAAGGATTGATGGTCACAATAGGTGATATCTTTCCAAAAACGTGGCAACCACCCTATGAAGATCTAGCGACAGCTACTAAACTTCAAAAAGTGGAATCTACGGTTGATGGTCATACTCGTACCTTTACTCAGCTTGGGACTCTACCAGACTCTGTCAAATGGTCAACTATCAAGCAGACCATTGATAAAGTCACGACTACTATTGGCGATAGCACAGCTATTTCCAAGACTGTTCAAACAGCTCTTGTTAGTTTACAAGTCTTTAAGGATTTACAGACTGGGCTTTCTTCGCAACAAAACTTGACTGCTAATCATTACGCATTGAAATTCTTGAAAGCAACTGGTGATGTCTTGACGCAACTCAACCTCAATACTGGTGGTGTGAAGATACAAGGAAAACTCATTCACTTGAACGGACAAACCTTGATTGACAATGGGGTTATTACCTCTGCCAAAATCGCAAGTCTTGACGCAGGCAAGATTACGACTGGTTACTTGAGTGCTAGTCGGATTGCAGCACAAGCTATTACTGGTGACAAGATTAAATTTGACCAAGCCTTCTTTAATCAGATGACAGCTAATGAAGCACTCTTCAAGACAATCTTTGTGAAAAGTGCCTTTATCACGGCTGTTCAATCAGTGACCTTGTCAGCTAATCGCATTGTGGGCGGTTTGCTTACGGCAACAAACAATGCCATGAGTATCAACCTAAACCAAGCCAATATGACTTTCAATAGCAGTGCCACAATTGATTTCAACAGTTCTGGTAATGCTTTAAAGCGTAAGGTGGGTGATGTGACAGGTTTCCTTCACTTCAATAATGCGAGTGCAGGTGGTACTTATGTTGGACTAGGTGTGACTTCGAACAACGAAGGAGTCAAATCACAAGACACTGCTCGTTTTGCAGGAGTGCGTATCTTCCGTTCAAATGATAAGGTCGACCAGACTGAGATTTACGGAGACACCATCTTCCTTGGTCACGCTTTTAATGGTAATGCTTTGACAGTGGCAGCTAGTAAACTCAATGCGAGTTATGAGATGGTAGATATCATAAATGCCATTAAAGCACTATGGCGATGTTGGTTACACTTCAATAATGTGAGATGGAATCCAGCAGATAGCAACTTTAGTCGTGCGGTTATTAACGAATACAATGCACACAATATCGGATAGGAGACAGATATGACTGATGAAATGATTCAGACTGGTCTTAAGGTCACCATTAACGACCTAACGCAACAGTTGGTTGAAGCCCTAACCGCTAAGAACATTTTAGCGGTTCAGCTGACCCAGCTAACGGAGAACATTGACAACTATCAAGCAGTTCTTGATAGCGACCCAGCACTTTTGGAACTCTTCCAAGAGGCTCAAGCAAAACTACAGGAGGCTACTCATGGCAACTAAACCCATACTCAATCTCGAAAAGATTAAAGAACCGTTCGATCTTAAAACGGCTCTGCAGTATATGACTGACAATGGCGAATTTGTCCGCTTTAAGCATGACGACCAAGATTTCTATCTGTATCTTGCGACTGAAGCTCGACCAGTTGTGGTTGATGGTCGACGGAAACTGATTGAGTTAACTAATGTCCGTGCGTTTGATAAGTGGCACACCTCTATCACTAGTTTTGATTTGACTCAGCTCTTTGAGAAGTCGTTTTATATTATGCAGTTTGACAGTCGAGGTGAACCTATCTGGGAAGAAACAACAACTGAAGTAGCTCCTCAACCAGTAGAACCAACTGCAGTAACTGATAATTAGGAAGGGAGAGGTGCTTATGAAAGAACTACTTACGACCAATAAGGTCTTGTTTTCAGCTTTGGGTGGAGTCATCGGTGCAATCTTCGGAGAAGTCGATGGCTTTTTATATGCCCTACTGGTTTTTATGACCATTGACTATCTGACAGGAGTTATGGCAGCTATTGTCGAAAAGAACCTGTCGAGTAGCCTTGGTAAGAAAGGTATCTTCAAGAAAGTGATGATTATCTTTCTTGTTGCCATGGCTCATATGATTGACCTTCATGTGGTGAAACAAGGTGGAGCAGTTAGAACTGCCGTTATCTTCTTTTACTTCAGTAATGAAGGTCTTTCAATTTTGGAAAATGCGACTCGTTTAGGATTGCCTATTCCTACTCGCATCACTAATGTTTTACGTCAGTTACAGGAAGAAGAAAAGGAGTAAGGCTTATGGGTAAACATCTCGTTATTTGTGGACACGGTCAAGGACGAAGTTCTTATGATCTAGGAGCAGTTAATAAAGAGTTGAATATTACTGAAGCTGCCATGGTACGTCAATTGGCCAATAAAATGAAACAGTATTCTGGTAGTGACATTGATTATGTGACCGACCATAATGTGTACGACCATCAATCACTAGGTCGCCTTGGGAAAGGCTATGATACTATTACTGAACTTCACTTCAATGCTTTTAATGGGCAAGCTAGCGGAGCTGAAGTTCTGATTTATGGTGGTTTTCAAGCTGATAATTTAGATAATGGTCTGCTTAATGTTCTCGCTAAATACTTTACAAACCGAGGCATTAAGAAGGTTGGTAGGCTCTATAATGCCAATGTCGCCGTAAGTAATGGATTCAACTATCGTTTGGTGGAAGTCTGCTTTATTGATAACAATCAAGACATGGCTATTTACCGTCAAAATGAGGATGCCATCGCCCAAGGTTTTGTCAAAGCGATCACTGGTAAAGTCCAAACTAAGGTAACCCCAGCCCCAGTTGTGAGGGAAGTCTATAAGGTAGGTGACAAAGTCACTGTGCTAAACCATGCGACTCACTACCAAACTGGTCAGAAGATTTCAAGTTTTGTCCGTGGTCGAACGTATGCCATTAAACAAGTGAAGTCTGTCAATCAATCTACTAGTAAGCACGCCTATCTGCTTGAAGGCATTAACTCTTGGGTCTTGGCTCAAGATGTGCAAGGCGTTAAACATTCTGAGCGAACCTATACGGTACGAAAGGGTGATACGTTATCTGGCATCGCATCTCGGTTTAAGACGACAACTCAGAAGTTAGCACAAATTAATGGTATTAAAAATCCCAACCTCATTAATGTTGGGCAGAAACTGAAACTTGATTGAAGTGAGGAGTGGCAGATTGTCGCTCCTTTTTCAATACAGAAGGGAGATAAGATGACAACACAAGCAAAAGTAGTCGCCAATGCCCTATCGAAAGTCAACACAAAAGTGACTGTTACGACCAATCCTTATGGTGGTCAGTGCGTGGCTTTAATTGACAAAATTGTTCAGGAAGAAACTGGTAAAAACATGGCTTATACCAATGCCATTGATTGTCTGGATAAAGCAAAATCAAATGGTTTTCAGGTTATTTATGATGCGGTAGGTGTTAATCCTAAAGCTGGTGATTTCTATGTCATTCGTACCACTGCTCATGAGTTTGGTCATATTGGTGTCTGTGTGGTAGATTCTGATGGCACAAGCATTGAAGGTGTTGAGCAAAACGTTGATGGCTTTTCTGACCACAACAACAATGGTATTAACGACCAACTGGAAGTTGATGGTGGCGGATATACCAGACGTGTCTCACGAGTGTGGTGTGCGGATGGGCGTTTAGTAGATAGCCACGATGGTGGCTTTGTCGGTTATATGGTAGGCTGGTTTAGACTGCCATATGAGGAACAATCAAAGAAAGTAGAAACAGAGGATGAGGATATGAAAAATTTTGTCGTTCGTTCAAAAAGTGGTAAACAAGGGTATGTGGCAGTCGTTAATGGAGCAGTCTTTGGGATTGGTCACATTGATACGGTTCATCAGTTGCAATCAGCTGGTGCAGCACATTTGACATTAGATGATGGTGATTTCAACCGATTCTTAGAGTCACAAAAGTTTGATGATGAGAAATTAGTTGCTTCAGTGCAAGCCTTGGAAAAGGCTATTAAACAGTAACTTATGGTAAGCCTGATAGAATGTATTTTCTGTCAGGCTTATTTTTTTTACCTAAAAAGCGGAAAAAATGCCCTCAGCCTTACTTAGTAAGGTAGGAGGGTATCACATGAATTCAAAACAAAAAGAACAAATCACTCTTCTTCGTAAAGAAGGACTAGGCTATAAGCGTATTTCCAGTGAGTTAGGCATATCGGTTAATACTGTGAAGTCATTTTGTCAGAGGCAGGGTATAACAGCTAAACCAAATCAAGATAAGACACAAGCTAAATGCCCTGTCTGTGACGAGATGTTAGAGTGTCACCAAGGTAAGAAAAAGAAACGCTTTTGTTCTACAACCTGTCGCATGACTTGGTGGAATTGTCATCAAAGTGAGGTAAATAAAAAGGCATATACTGAACATATCTGTAAAGGTTGTGAGAAGATTTTTTCTTCTTATGGTAATAACAAACGTCAGTATTGTAGTCATGAGTGCTATATCAAGAGCAGATTTCAAAAGGAGAGAGCATGAAACCACAACATTTTTATGATGAGTTAACGTATCAATTAACCTTATCTCAGGTTAAACTTCTCCTGACGCAAGGAGTGATTGATGAGGTGGTATTTCTTTGTTTTATGGACAGAATGAAAGAAAAATATCATCCAATTATTAGCCAGTATGAGGGGTTTATAACTTGATAAATTAGTGCTTTAGAGTGATATATAGTAACGGAAAGGAGTTGTATCAATTTGAAAACAGTTACTCAAATTAAAACTATAAACCCTAGCTTGACAACAAAGCTAAAAGTTGCAGCCTATGCACGGATTTCGCATTCAAGTTTGAAGAATTCTTTGTCAAACCAAGTCAGTTACTATAATCAACTCATTCAGTCTAATCCTTGCTGGTCATTCGCAGGGATTTACATTGATGATGGCATTAGTGGAAAAAGTCAGGAGACCAGAAGTGACTTCCAAGCACTTATTAAAGCCTGTCACGAAGGGAAAGTTGATTTAATTTTAACCAAGTCTATTTCTCGATTTGGTCGTAATACGGTAGAGTTACTCACGACTGTTCGAGAACTAAAGGAACTAGGTGTAAATATCCGCTTTGAGAAAGAAGGAATTGAAACTCTGACATCAGACGGTGAATTATTACTAACTCTACTCGCTTCAGTGGCACAGGAGGAATCGAGGTCCATCAGTGAGAACGTTAAGTGGTATGTTAAGAAATCCTTTGAACAGGGGCTACCTTACATCCCACAGGATATCTACGGTTATCGCTGGCAAGGCGATACTTATGTGATAGAACCACATGAAGCTAAAATTGTTAAGCAGGTCTTTAGATGGTATATGGAGGGCCTGGGAGTTCCTACAATTGCACAAAAACTTAATGATCTAGGTGAGAGGACTAGGCTAGGAAATCCTTTTACAAAGTCTATCCTTTATGAGTTTTTCAAACAAGAAGCCTATTATGGAAGCCTAGTACTACAGAAAACCTTTCGAACAGAGTTTTCTAGAAATCCTAAACGTAATAAGGGACAAAAGGATAAGTACATTGTAGATAATGCACATGAACCCATTATTACAAAAGACTACTTTGAAGCAGTAATTGCAGAAAAGCGTAGGCGGAGTAAAGGGCGATACTATCGAGATGAGTCAATTCCTACTTTGTTTCGAGATAAGGTTTATTGTGCTCATTGCGGTGTTGATATGTTATTGACAGTTGATAAACCTCATACTGATAAAGCAACTGTTCGCTTTAATTGTCGAACGAGACAACACAAAGGATTGAACGCCTGCCCAAGTAAGACTTTAGCAGAGAAACGCTTGATTATGACTCTTGCACTTTATTTTAAGTCTTCAATTGATAAAGAATGGGTGACCAAGGTTAAGTCAGTTACATTTAATTCTATTGATTACTCGATTACAGTTTCTTTTAAAGACGGAGAGAACCATACTCTACCTATTAAGAAAGGACAGTTTATATGAAAAAAATCATTACTATTGAAGCAGCAACTGTTTACTCTAATAAAGCAGAACAACCCAAATTCACAAAGCGAAGGGTAGCAGGTTATGCTAGGGTTTCCACTGATCATGAGGAGCAGGCAACCAGCTATGAGGCACAAATGAGGTACTATACGGATTATATTTCTAGTCGTCTTGATTGGGAATTTGTTAAGATGTACTCGGATGAAGGTATCACAGGAACCAACACCAAACAACGTATTGGGTTTAATAGCATGGTTAATGATGCACTAGCTGGAAAGATTGACTTGATTATTACCAAGTCCGTCAGTCGATTTGCCAGAAACACAGTTGATTCCCTTTCGACTGTCAGAAAGCTAAAAGATGCAGGGGTTGAGATATATTTTGAGAAAGAAAATATCTGGACCTTTGACGCTAAAGGTGAACTCTTGATTACTATTATGTCCAGCTTAGCACAAGAAGAAAGTCGGTCAATCTCAGAGAATGTGACTTGGGGAAAACGCAAGCAATATGAACGTGGCAAAGTTAGTATCCCCTTCAAGAATGTGTTAGGATTTGAACGAGGACCCAATGGTGAGTTAGTGGTCAATGAGGAAGAGGCAAAAATTGTACGGTATATTTTCCATGAGTTTTTACTTGGAAAAAATGCCAACAGTATCGCAAAGGAGTTAACTGAACAAGGTATACCATCACCAACTGGTAAGAAAAAGTGGTATTATGGTACGATTCGTCGGATGCTTCAAAATGAAAAATACAAGGGAGATGCCCTACTTCAAAAAAGTTTTACGACTAACTTCCTAACTAAACAGACTAAAGTCAATGAAGGTGAACTTCCTCAATATTATGTTGAAAACAACCATGAAGCGATAATTGATAAAGATACCTTCGATCTAGTTCAATACGAATTAAAGATACGAGAGCGCCGAGGGTCAGCTAGTCAATTTTCAGGAATGCTAGTTTGTGCCACTTGTGGTGCTGTATATGGGAGTAAAGTGTGGCATTCTAACAGTAAGTATAGGCGAGTTATCTATCGCTGCAATCAGAAGTATGAAGGTGAAGTAAAATGCAATACCCCTCATGTGACGGATGAAGAAGTTAAGGAATGGTTCGTCATTGCAACGAACAAACTGATAGAAAATAAGGATGAAGTCATTGAGAACATGAAGGTATTACTTGTGATGTGCTCAGATACGGAAGACATTCAACAAGAAATATCGGCTTTAGAGACTCGAATGGTAGAGTTGACAGATTTGGTAGATAGTTTGATTTATGAGAACTCCAGAGTAGTTCAAGACCAGAAGACATACCAAGAAAAGTATGATAGGTATTCACAGGAGTACAAGGAACTTGAACAAAAACTAGAAACCTTAACCAACAGCCTTCAGAAAAAGAAGTCTCAAGCTAAGTCAATCAAAGAATTTATCCAACACTTGTCAAATAGGGATTTAGTCTCGGAGTTTGATGAGAAACTTTGGTACACCATGGTTGAAAAGGTCATTATAGCTTCAAAAGAAGAGGTCAACTTTCATTTCAAAAACGGAGCAGTTGTATCTATCTGATATGACTGCTTTTTCGTTTCTGTGGTATAATGAAATCAATGAATTCAAGGGTTTCTGTATTTGCACCCCCTTTTGACCCCTTGCACCCCCCTAGAAAGGAATTTTGGTAAATTGTATTATAAATATCTTCTATTTNTGTGGTAAAATAGAGCCTAAAGATTCAAGTATCAGAAAGGATACGCCATGACCTATACCCATTTACTTTTCGATCTTGACCACACACTCTTAGATTTCGACCGTGCTGAAGATTTGGCCTTAAACTACTTGCTTGAAGAGGCTGGTGTGGCTTCACAAGATCTCAAAGTTTACAAGGACCACTATATCCCATGAACCGTTCCATGTGGGAGGACCTCAACCATGGTTTGATTACAAAACCTGAATTGCTTCGCACGCGCTTTTCGCGTCTTTTTGACCATTTTGGACAGGAGGTTGATGGTAGTCACTTAGCAGGCCGTTACCAACATTTCTTGAGTCAACAGGGGCAGGAGTTGCCTCAGGCCCATGCTTTCTTATCAAACGTTAAAGACCGTGGCCACAAGATTTATGCAGCGACTAACGGTGTTAGCTATATCCAACGTGGTCGTCTGCAGGCTTCGAGTATTTTACCTTTCTTCGACGATGTTTTCATCTCTGATGAGGTGGGTGCCCACAAACCGTCTACAGACTTTTTTGATAAAATTGCCAATCAGGTCCATGATTTTCACCCAAGCTCAGCTCTCATGATTGGTGATAGTCTAACTGCTGATATCCAGGGTGGTAATAATGCGGGTATTGATAGTGTCTGGTTCAATCNTGACCTATACCCATTTACTTTTCGAAATAAGGAGAAGTTAATTGATACAATTTAACATAATGAAAGTCTTGAAATCAGTTGTTTTCAAGGCTTTTTTACTTTTCTTGAGGGTGGAACGGAGCGTTTATATGATGATGGTACGTCCTGCCATGCTTGTAAATATGTAATCGTTAAAAAGTGTTAAATCGTTAAATGGTATAATTAGGTTTCAAAGGTGCATTAAGGGAGTGCCTAGTGTTGCTATCTATGGGTTATGGTGGTTTGTTCCCTCATGGTAATCACTAGTGACACTTGGGTGGTGGCAGATTTCAAGATCGTACGTTTGCTAGATTTTAACCATAAAGGTCATATAACATTAAAGATTTCAGAAGGAATCGTTCAACGAGTAACAGTTAATAAGTATCAGATGAAGAATACTATTATTAGCTACCTAAACTTCTGTTTGAGACGATGTTCACTAAAGCCAAGGACATGAAAACATTGTAGATATCCCTTTTTTCTGCTATAATTACTGTTAATACAGTAATATGGATTTGTTGATGGCAAATAGAGTTAGTAAACCCAAGAAATCAGTTTCTCAATTAGTATTAGAGATGAAAAATGTGAGAGGAATAACATTTAATTATGTTAATGATTCTTCAGCAATCGACTATTTATCTGATGTTAATAATTATTTACGAACTGCGTCATATCGGAAAAATTATCAAAAATATCAAAGAGGTACTAACCAAGGTAAGTATATCAAGCTTGACTTTTCCTACTTAACAGAGATGAGTGTCATAGATATGCATTATAGATTCCTAATTCAAAAAATGTGTTCTGATATAGAACATAGTATATGTGTTCAACTGATAAAAGATATTGAAAATGATACTAGGACGGATGGATATGACTTAGTTCAACAATTTCTAACCCAAAATAAAACTGAGGTCAAAAAGATTCAAGGAACTATAGCTTCTCCTCACACAGGGGACTTACTTAGGAAATATTTTACAATCCAAACTAAAAAAATGGTCAACACGAAATAG